TAGGTAAGTATAGATATTGGGCTTATTATAGTAAACATTTTAAGTGGGTATTAAGAATTAAGATTAAAGAATCCATAGAATTTCTAAATGAATCTTTAATTAACGAGGAGTGTTTTAATAATGCTTCTTGTAAAAATTGTGGATGTCAAGTTCCTCAACAGAATTATGGAGGAAAACCTTGTGATTGTTTTTGGATTAATTTAAATGGAGATATAAAAGTAAACTACAGTAAAGTAGATACAGCTTTAATGTTTGGAAAAGAAGTTCCACGTCCTCCTGAAGTAACCTCTGAAAATGTACTAGAAGAGATTAAAAAAATTTACGAAGAAAGACTAACAAAAGATTTATTTTTTAGAAATGAAAACACTAAACCTGGAGGAGATATAGATAGAGACTTATTGACTAAACTTGAACCTGAATCAATTATTCCCACAGGATTTGAAATAAGCTTAGAAAAAAGTAAGTATAATATAGGAACAGACTCAAGTAAAACTGAAGTAGATATAAGTTCTACTATTTTTAAAAACATAGGAAAAACATTTAAAACAGATAACGATGAAGCTTATATACATATTACTAAATAATAACAAGACTGTAAAATCTAAGTCAACTTACAAGTTATCTTTAATGACACAAACTGATTTGGAAATTGAAAATATTTCTGTTTCTTGTGGGTGTATGACTCATGAGATAAATCCTGTTACAAAAACTATTAGTTTATACATTAAAGTAAGTTCTTACCCTAAACATATTTCAGGCAACACTTACAAATCTAATAAATCTTTAACTGTAACTTTTAGTGATAAGTCAGTAGAAGAGTATAAAATAAATTACAATGTTAAAAGAAACTAACTAATGGATATAGAATTAAAACACATACAGGAAATTATAGAAATTGCTATTAGACTTAACAAAGGGAAAATTTCTGTTTGTAATGGACTAAATGTTTTTTACTACCCTTTAAATATAGAAGATAGTGTATCTTCTTCAAATGCAATAGCACTTGAATATGAGCATCTTCATTTGAGAACTTATAAGACTTTAATATGTAAGTTTGAGAAAAGTGAAAAGATTAATGATTGGAAACTAAAAGAAATAAGAAAATAATATGGCAGGATTATTTCCAAGTAACAAAGAAGAGTTTGATGCTTTGTTAAAAGCACAAAATGATATGGAAAAAGCTATGGCTATAAACCCATATACTTCTGAAAAAATGATTAAAGATTTAGAAGAGTATTATGATACTAAACCTAAAAAGAAAGTAGGGTTAGTAGTTGAAGACGTAACTTCTACACTCTTTAACAAAGAAGAATTACAAGAAAGATACAAAATAAGTAAGGAAGATTTAGATAATATAGAGTTCATTAAAAATAATAATTTATGGACTCAGACATAAAAGAAAATGTTTGAAGACTTAAAAAAATAAGAAAATAATATGGCATATTTATTTACAATTACAAATACGACTGTGGTACCTGTAGCAGAAGCTTACATGATATCTCCTTTCAAAGAAATACTAGCCAGAGATACTTCTGCGAAGAAAGTAGTTGCTCTACAAGAGTTTGCTTACATTGAGTTTATGTCTTCTTTAAAGAAATCAAATCCTTTTGCAGGATACAATAGTGATGTAAAAGAAGAGAAAGTAGTGGAGAAAGTTTTTAATGGAGAAAATTATACTCCTGATAAATTAGTTTTAGAAGGAATAGATTTTATTTATTCCCTACAAACTAAACATTCTCCAGTTTATTCCTTATATTTGAAGTCAAGAAAGGCAGTAGAAGGAGTTAAAGATTTCTTTGATAATGTAGATGTAAATGAAAGAGATGATAGAGGAAAGCCTATACACAAAGCTGCTGATATCTTAAGGTCTGTAAATGAAGTACCTAAAACTTTAGCGACATTAAAAGATTTAGAAGCTAAGATTCAATCAGAAGATTTATCTATATCTAAAAACAGAGGAGAAGTTAAAGTAGGGATGTTTGCTGACCCTAGAAAAGTTTCAAATATTAAAAGAAAAAAATAAAGTTAAAAATGGAAAATAAGCCAAAATTAATATTACCAGAATCTGTTAAGAAATTAGTTATTGACAAAAAGAAAGATAAAGTAAATAAAAATGCTTGGTACTTTCAAAATGGTAATGTAAATGAAGAGTTAGAAATTACTAAAATTGACCAATTATTCAACAGTATTGATGGGGACAAGTGTTTTGGATTTGTTTATCTTATTGAGAATCTTGATAATGGTAGAAAATACATTGGTAAGAAACAGTTAGAATTTAATAGGAGAACTAAGTTAGGGAAGAAAGCTTTATCTGCTAGAGTTGATAAAAGGACATCTAAGCACAAAACAACAACTAAAGAATCTGATTGGGTTACATACACAGGCTCTAACTTAGAACTAAATAAAGACATAGAAGATGGAAATAGGATTAAAAAACATATCTTAGCATTATCCTACAACAAAGCTGAGTTGTCTTATCATGAAACTAAATATCAATTTGTATTTAATGTACTAGAAACTCCTGAGTATTATAATGGTAATATCCTAGGTAAATTTTTTAACAGGTATAAAAGTCAGTAATGAAATACTTTATAGATACAGAGTTTCATGAATATAGTAAACAATCTAAATTATTAGGTATTAATACTGGTAAACCAATTGATACTATTGAGTTAATCAGCATTGGTATTGTTAGTGAAGAAACAGATAAAAGCAGAGAATACTCTGCTATTTGTAATGAGTTTGATTTAAAAGCTGCTTGGAATAATGAATGGTTAAGAGAAAATGTGCTTAAAAGTATATGGGAAAAGTTAAGTAGCCTGATGAATAACTACCATAAAACATACTATTGGAAGTCAACTGAGTGGTCTTATAAAGGGCTTAAAAGACTTTTAAAATGGAAAGGTAAATCAAGAAAGCAAATAGCTGAAGAGATTATTGAATTTGTACAAGATTACAAGTTTGAAAGTATGGTAAAAGGTAAGAGGTATGATTCAATATTTGGCAATGGTGTGAACAATACTTTTTACTTTAATATAGATGATGAGAAATCTGACATTTATGTTGGAGAAACTTGTTCTGATAAACCTGAGTTTTATGCTTACTACGCAGATTATGATTGGGTTGTGTTTTGTTGGTTATTTGGTAGAATGGTTGATTTACCTGAAGGGTTTCCAATGTACTGTATTGATTTAAAACAAGAATTAGATAGTAAGGTTAAAGGTTTAAAAGCATCGAATTTTGATAGATTATTCTCAGATGGAAGCTTTGGTTATACTAACGATATTGATAACGATTTAGAAAAAAAGTTAGAAATATTAAAACAAGATAGTAATAACTATCCTAAACAAATTAATAATCATAATGCTTTAGCTGATGCTAAATGGAACTATGAACTTTATAAATTTATTAAAACCTTATAATTATGGCAAAAGAATTAAAAACTAAGAAAAGTTACTGGAATCTCCCACTTAAAAAGAAAGTAACTGAGTACGCTGAAAAATTTAGTAATGAGTTAAAAAAAGATAGGGAACCAACTACAACACCCTTTAAAAAAGATAAACAAAATGGGTTACGATAATGAGTTTGATTATAATATCAAAGTAGAAAAAAATATGATAGGCATTTATTCTGTTGTATTTGAAAATAAAATTAAAATTATTCCAAATTGTAATATTATAGTTAATAGAGGTAAATTTTTATCTTTAAAAGAAATTTCTAAATTGTTTAAAGGAACTTCTTCGCATATCTGGAAAGTAGTTGGAGGGGAGTTAAAAGTTGAAGAAACTGAATTACTAAAATTTGAAGAAGTGTTAAAAGCTTTCAAACAAGGTAAACCAATCTCAAGACAATCAAAGTCTGAAGAGTATTTGTTTATTTATAAACAAATTCCTGCTAAGATTGATGTCAGTATTGTTCCTGCAATGACTTCTGTTCCTGATGAAGTTAAAGAGGTTATGAAGAAACTAGAAAAAGGATTTCATTATAAAAACCAAGCTGTGCAAGTAGATAAAAATGGAAATGTAACTTATTGGATTACTACTGTGGAAGATTTATTAGCTGAAGATTGGTATATTTTAGAAGATTAAGAATAATATTTATGAAAGACACATTCAAAGAAAGATTACTTATTGAAACTCAAGATTTAGCTGAGAAAATTAATAAGTTGAACACATTTATGGCTACTAAGATGTTTATGGTACTAAATAGAAAAGATAAAGATTTACTTTATGAACAGCAAAGAACTATGAGTGTTTATTTACAAATATTAGGTAAAAGATTAGAAAGATTAGATATTAAATTTGAACATAAAGATTAATGGACATTAGAAATAAAGAAGGGTTGTGGATTAATAGTAAAGTATTTAGTGAGGTAGCTGACCATTTCACTAAGTATGGATATTATTGCGGAGACCCTTCTGGTTCCCCTGGGTATGAAGAATTCTGGACTGAAGAAATTAGAAAAAGAAAGTATGGATATACTGTTGGAGGTTGTACTATAACAGGAGACCATTACAATTACCTAAACTATTGTCCAATAATGAAGTTTGATATTAAAGACCCTACTAATGGTAAAGTAGAAGGGTTTCCTGATTTTTGGGATACAGATTTTGAATATTTTTGGGTTAGAGAGATATGTAAGGGTACAATGACTTCTATCTTAGGTCATGAAGGTAAGGCTACAGTAGAAGATGCTTGGAAATTATACTTATCTTTAAATCTTGATGTTAAGATTAAAAAAGAAGATTTAGTAGAACAATGGAATTTAATTGTAGGTAAGAAAAGAAGAAGTGGTTACAGTTTAAAAAATGCAGGTATAGCAAGTAATAATTATTATTTACATCCAAATAAATTAACTTTACTTTGTGCTATTAAAATGGGTCACCTTAACGAAGATGGATTATTTACTAAAGTAAGAGCTAATATCAATTTTATAAATGATAATACAGCTTTTGCTTTACCAGCTAAAGTTGTAGATAAAAATGATTGGATTAAGTCTTCCTACTTAAAACAGAAAAATGGTATATGGATTGAAGATGGTTTTAAATCAGAAATAGGTTGCTTATCTTTTAATGACAACACAGGAGCAGGTAGGGGAAAAGATGCATTAGATATATTAGTGGAAGAGTCAGGTGATTTTGGTAAACCAGGGCACTTAAAAAAGTCTTTGAAAGCACTTGAAGATTGTACTAAAGCAGGAGCTTTTAGCTCAGGACTAATAACTGTCTTTGGTACATCAGGAGATTTAAATACTGCTTCTATGGATTATTCTCAAATACATATGAATCCAAAAGCGTATGGGTTTTTAGATATGCAGAATATCTGGGATGAAAATAGTGAAGGAGAGAGATGTGGGTTTTTTCATCCTGTGACAAGAAACATGGAAGGGTTCTATGATGAAAATGGTAACTCAAATGTTGAAGGTGCATTAGCTTATGAGTTAGGAGAGAGAGAGAAAAGAATTGCAGCAGGAGCTACTTCTAGAGATATTAGTGATAGAATGCAAGAAAAACCTATTGGTCCTAAAGAAGCTTTTGCTAGTGTTAGTGGAAATACTTATCCTACTACTAAATTGTTCCATAGATTAAATTACCTAAGAAAAGCAGGTAATTCAAAAGGTATTCCTGTAGTATTAGATATTGTGGGAGGAGAAGTAGTGGTACATCCTATTTTAAACTTTAAAGCAGGAGACCCTCAGCCAATCCTTAGTTATACTAATGAGCCTGAAGATACAAGAGGGTGTGTTGTGTTATTTGAAAATCCTGACCATGAATTACCTAAAGGTACTTATAAAATTGGGTATGACCCTGTCAGACAAGACCAGGGAACTTCTTTAGCTGCTATTGTAGTTTACAAAGGTCAGTCTAAAAAAGGGTTAAGAAACAACATTGTTGCAGAATGGATTGGGAGAAGAGAAGATACTGACGAGAATGATACTATAGCGGTAGCTTTTGCTATGCTTTATAATACTAAGGTTATGTTTGAAAATGAAGTTCCTTCTTTAAAAACTTTTTGTAGAAGAAGAAAGTTATTAAAGTATTTAGCTTTTCAGCCTGATGAAGTAATTAAAGCTAATGTTAAAAACTCAAAAACTTCAAGGATTTATGGATGTCATATGAATACTAAACTACTAGCAGCAGGAATTAGGTATGTAAAATCTTGGCTAATTCACATAGAGAATTATAATGAAAATGAGGAACCAATTACAACAATAGACCATATATATAGTACTAGATTACTAGAAGAACTTATTAACTTTAACTTAACAGGTAACTTTGATATGCACTCATCTTTAATCATGTGTTTAATTCAAGAAGAAGAAATAATGTTAAAAGACCTTAATCAATACGAAGTAGCTTCTGAAAACAAAAATGATGTAGCTGACTTCTTTAAAAAAGCATATTAAAATGGCAGACTTAATAATTAGTAGGAGTAGAAAAAATGAAGCTTGGTATAAAAAAGAAGCTGATGCTGTCAGGGCTTTAGGGGAAGATATGATATTTCCTATGAATGATAATTCAGTTACTTTTTATGATAAAGCTAGAAAAAACTATAATATTTACAAAGGCAAACTTAATGAAGAAGATTACTTAAGTACTTTAAAACCTTTTGGAGCTGATGTAAATATTAAAATACTTGAAGAAATTGAGAATGAAGATATCTCTTCAGGTAAAATTAAAGCTGTATTAGGAATGGAAATGAAAAGACCTTTTCCATTTAAAGTAATTGCTGTAAATAGTGAAGCAACTAGTAGAAAAGAAGAGGAGTACTTTAATAGAATGAAAACATCTGTTATAAGTAGTATAATGCAGCCAATAAGAGAACAAGTTGAATTAAAAGCTAAAGAAGAAATGGAGGGAAGAGAACTTTCTCCTGAAGAAGCTCAAGAAATCACATCTAAGATTCAACAAGAAGTGGAAGCTCAAACTCCAATGAAAGTTAAGAGGTATATGGAGAGAGACCATCAAGATATAGCTGAAGTAGCAGGTAATCATATCTTGGCTTACTTAAGAAAAAAAGATAAATTACAAAATAAATTTAATAAAGCATTTCTATATGGTTTATTAACAGGTATTGAGAGTGGTTACATTGGAGAGTCAGGAGGGCATCCTTGCTTTGTACCTATAAAACCTGAAAGAATAAGATTTGCTCCTGTAGAATCAGGTTTTATTGAAGATTCTGAGAGAATAGTATGCAAATATTACTGGTCTCCGTCTAAAATATTAACTGAGTTCGGGAATGAATTAACTAAAAAAGAAATTGAAAACATATATGAATTTAATGTACTTACTCATAGTTCTGAATTAAACTTAGATTTTTCTAAGTTAGCAGATGAAGATAGTAGCTATGGAATTTGTGTAGAACATTGTCTTTGGAAAGGAGTTAGAAAACTTGTAGTAGTTACTAATATTGACGAAGATGGAACACCTGATATCTCTATAGAAGATGAATCTTATGTTATTGACCAAGAAGCAGGAGATGTAGAAGCAGAAAACTTATACATTCCTGAAACTTATGAAGCCTGGATAATTAATTTATCTGAACCAATTTATAAAAGAATGAGACCTTTTGAAGGGCAAAGCTTTGACCCTGAAGATGTCTACAATGATAAAATGCCCTATAAAGGAGTATTGTATGATGCTGTTGGAGGAGACTCTGTTGCTTTAATGGATAGATTGTCAGGACCTCAAGTATTCTATAATATTGTCAAAACTAAGTTGAAAAGATTAATTAATTCTGATAAAGGTAAAAAATTATTACTAAACATTGGTATGGTACCTACTTCTAAAGGTATTAATACAGAGAAGTTTATGAACTATTTTGAGAATAGTCCTTTTGCTTTGATTAATCCTAATGAAGAAGGTAATGGTTACAATGATATAAACACTGCTGCTAAAGTAATTGACATGTCTTTGATATCTGACATACAAAAGTATATCATGTTATTACAGAATATTAAAAGAGAAGCAGGAGCTAGTGTTGGTATCACAGAACAAGTAGAAGGTCAAATTAGTGCTAATGAAGCTGTGAGTAATACGAAGCAATCTTTGATGCAAAGTTCTCAAATTCTCGAACCTTATTTTAATCTTCATAATGAGTTTAAAAGACAAGTTTTACAAGGTTTACTAGAAAGAGCTAAAATTACTTATAGAGAAAATACTGAAAACAAATTGTCTTACATTACTGATGATATGGGGATACAAATGTTTTCATTTGATGGAGAGTTTTTATCTTTTCAAAAGTTAGGAGTATTTATAACTGACAATGCAAAAGTAGATGAAGTTAGAGCAACATTGTCTAGTTTGGCACTAGCTGCTATGCAAAATCAAAAAGCAGAATTAAGTGATGTAATTGCAGTATTTGAAGTAGAAAGTTTACCTGAAGCTAAAGAGATTCTTAAAGTTGCTGAAAAAGAAAGACTTAAAGTAGAAGAAGATAGACAAGCTCAAATTCAGAAAGGAAGAATGGAAGAACTAGAGAAGATAGAGCAAGGAAAAGACAAAGAGCATCAAAGGTCTAAAGACTTGATTACTCATTCAGAAGAAGAGAAAAGAAAAACTGAGATAGTCAGAGGAGCCATGGTTAGTGCTTCTTTTAACCCTGATGCAGATGGGGATAAAGATGGAGTTAATGATTATGTAGAGATAGCTGCTAAAATTGCTAAGATAGACTTAGAACAACAAAAAGTGGGTATAGCTAAAGAAAAACTAGCTCTTGAAAAGAAAAAAGTAAACAATGACATTAAGAATTCAAATAAAAGTGACAAGAATTAATAATTAACTTATATATCTGAAAAGCTACATATTTGTAATACAATTTTACTGTGTGTAGCTTTACAAAAATAAACCAAAAGTATCATGGAAGAATTTGATGAAATTTTAATAGGGGACAACTTTTTTGGTGAAGAAGAAACTGAACCTGTTATAGAAGTTGAAAAAGAAACTAAAGAAACTAAAGAAATCTCAGACGATGACTTCTTTGATTTTGAGGATGAAGAAGATGTTTCTAAGGTAGAAGAATCTGTAGTAGAAAAAGAAGAAGAACCTGAAAAAGTTGTAAATCCTTTTTACAGTAAACTTAACAAACTAGGTTACTTAGAAGATTTACAAGATGAAGAAGGAAATCCTATTGATATATCTACTTTAACTGAAGAAGAAGAAGGAGATTTACTAGAAGAAATTCTTGAAATTAAAACTCAAGAATCTCTTAATAAAATGATTAAAGGATTACCTAATGAATTAAGACAACTTAATGAGTATGTTATTAAGAATGGTGGAAGTTTAAAAGAGTTTATGTCTTCTATGAGAGAAGATGAAATTGACTACTTGAAATCAGATACTTTACCTGAAGATAAAGCTAGGTCTTTTTTAAAGAAAGATTTAATTGCAGCAGGGTACGAAGATGATGAAATAGAAATTCAATTAAAAGCATTAGAAGATAATGGTAAATTAACTGGAGTAGCTAATAAAAGATTTGATAAGTGGAAAGTAAAACAAAGTAAAGTTCATGAATCAAAAGCTAAAGAATCTAGAGCAGCTAATGAAGAAAGAAAAGTTGCTACTCAAAAATTTCACACTGAAGTAAGAAGTGTGTTAGACAGTAAGAATCTAGGAGGTTTAAAGTTAAGTTCTAAAGTAGCAAAAGAATTGGATGAGTATATTACTAAACCAATTCCAGATGATTCAGGAAGAAGCATGCCTAGAGTACATAGAGATGTGTTGGCAGCTTTTGAAGACCCTAAAAAACTAGCAATACTAGCAGCTTTAGCTAAAGAAGATTTTGATATTTCAAGGTTAAGTAAGCAATTTGTAACTGAAGGAAAAGAAAAAATAACTAAAAAAATTAATAGAAGAAAAATAGTCCCTATTAGAGAGCTATTTTAATAAATCGACAAACATATGAATACTAATATCAGTAAGTTAGCCATTAAACAACAAGAATGGCACAGTAACATGACTGAACACAACCATTTAGGGGCTTCACTTAAAGCTAAGCCTGTTGTGTTTCAAGAAGTTATGAATCAAATTTTTAGTTCTCAGATTTATGCTGACAATCCTTTTACTGCTTTGATGCAGAATACAAAAGGAGGAACTCGTGAAATTTCAGGATTAGAATGGGAATGGAGTATGAGAGGTGCTACACGTAAGCCTGCTGTAGTAATGAAAAATCCAAATCCTATTTCAACTACTTATGGTAGTTATAATATGACTTTTAAAATTGCTTATGATGGCAATGATTGGAAACCAGGAGATGTAATGAGTCCTGCTACAGGAAGTAAGAAATTTCAATCTCGTATTACTGGTAATCCAGTTAGACAAGGAAATTCTTGGATTTACACATTGCAATTAGTTACTAATGATAGACAATTAGGAATTCCTGCTGTTTATTTTACACCTAACTCTCAGTGGATTAAATTATTCTCTACTTATGAAGAAGGAGCTACTCAAGGTGGTAGTGTACAGTTTTCTGATGGAATTGCTTTTCGTAATAGATTAGGTAAATTCAGAAAGAGTTATGAGATGACTGATTATGCTGCTGAAGAAGTGTTAGCAGTTGCTATTCAGAATTCTAAAGGTAAAATGTCTAAGAGTTGGTTTAATTACGCTGAAGTTGAATTTTGGCAACAGTGGTACAAAGAGCTAGAGATAGCTTGTTGGTACAATAGAAAATCTGATAATATTGCAGGTTCTACAGGAAGAGATGTAAGAAGTTTTCCTGGAATTCAAGAGCAATTAGAAGATTCTCACACACACAAATACTCTAACTTAAGTGCTAAGTTAATTGAAGAATTCTTAATGGATATTTTCTACTCAAGAGTAGCTCCAGGTAAAGGAAGACAAATTGAAGCTTGGACTGGTGAGTATGGTATGTTAGAATTTAACAGAGTAGTACAAGAATGGGTAAATGGTAATGGTTTCTTGAAAAACATTGAAGTTACTACTAAAAAAGTAAGTTCTCCATATCATGAAAATGCTTTGAGTATTGGACACCAATACACAGAATATAAAATGGCTAATGGTGCAACATTAACTTTGAGACATAACCCATTGTATGATGATAGAAGTTTGAACACTCAGATTGACCCTATTACAGGTTACCCTGTAGAGTCTATGAGATTTACTTTCTTAGATTTAGGAAGTAGTGATGGATCCAAAAATAACATCCAAATGGTAAGTAAAAAAGATGCTTATAAATTCTGGTATGTGAATGGTGGTGTAACTCCTTACGGACCTAAAGTTAATCAAGAAGCTGCTCATGGTGGAGAATTCTATGAGATGCATGTAAGTGACCATAAAGGTGTTCACATTGAAGATATCTCTAAGTGTGGAGAATTGATTTTAGAAAGACAATAAGAAGTGTATATTAAAGTAAAGAGGACTTAGTCCTCTTTACTAATTTAAACTAAAAATGAAAAATGTTAATAACAATTAAACCAATAGATAAGAGTAGATGGCATGGATTAGATTCTAATACTAGCATCACTAATGACACTAGTTTTACAGCTTTGATAGATTCTAAGTCTATGCAATATGCTGTGGATATGACAAGTGAAGAGATAGAAGAGTATGGTGTTAAATTGAACAGGAACTTATCTCTCCATTTTAAGAATGGATCTCCACATGAATTTTGGGATTCTAAAACAGCAACAGTAGTTTTAAAAGATATTCCTGTAGTATATGAAACAACTACACCATTAGATTTTATTAAATACAGAATATGTAAAGGAAGTTCTATTGTAGCTAATTCATTAGCAGACTATAAAAATGGACTATTTCCCAGAGCAACACACTATATTTATAGTGAAGAAGAAGAATTAGAAACTAAGACATCAAGAGTAAAATTAAAATACTCAGCTATTAAGTCAGCAATGAATTCTAGTAGAGTTCTTAAAGATGCACTTTGCTTACTAATTGGAGGAAGAATGACTAAAGGTTTATCCAATGATGCAGTAGATATAACAGTAGATGAGTTAATTGAAGCTAAAACTAAAGAAGTGGTAGATTTCTTTAAACAAAGCTCAGAAGACAAAGCATTTTTGCTAACTAATGCAATGGTAGAGGAAGCTTTGTATCATAATGTATTAAGAAAAAAAGAAGGTGGTATTCATTATTTTGAAACTTTACTTGGCATTAATGTAGTAGAAACTTCTAGGTTTTTAATGCAAGACATTAATCAACCATTAAGTTTGCAAATTAAAAAAGCTATCAAAAATTAAAATACCATGAATGTAAAAGAAATGCATTACGATTTTAAAGCTAAAATTAATAAACTTGATTCTAATGGTAATAGAAACTTTATTATACCAGAGATAGACCATTTATTAAATTTAGCTTTAGAGTTGTTTGTAGAGAATGTAGCTTTTCCTAGGAAATCTGATGTAAACTTTAAGGGTTTTGAAAAAGGAACTAGAAATATAGAAGAAATAAGAACTTTAGTAACAAATTTAAGATTCAATAAAGATGGAGAATACTTTTTAATTCCTGATTCTTATTGGTTTTATGTCAAGTCAGAAGCTCTATGTTCTAAAGGAGCCTGCTCTAGTATTTCTATTACACCTACTGTAAGGCAACATGATGATGTTTTCCAAGGTAATAGTTTTAACAAATCTTCATTTGAATGGAGAGAATTAAACATCACTTTTGACCAAAATGGAATAAAACCTTATATAGAGGACTTCGTAGTTGATTCATTAGATGTTACTTTTATAAAAAAACATCCATATCTTCACAACGCTGGAGATTATAGAGGAGGAACTTATACAAAACTTGATAGCATAGTTTTAACAGGAACTCAAGATTGTTTATTAATAGATAGTACTCATAAGTACATTGTTGATTTAGCTGTATTATTAGCTTCTCAAAACTTAAGTAGTACTAATTTACAAACTGACATGCTAAGGACTAACCTTAATGTGTTGAATTCATAATTAAAAATACGAATAATGTCACGAATTAACGATATTAACAAAGTCTTGCCTGTTAAAGCAGGAACGACAATTTATGCAAAAAACCAAGATATTTCTGGTTTGGGAGAAGGGCAAGTAGCTGTTTTTGATGGGTCTACTAATAAGTCTGTTGATGCAACAACTTCAAATTTAGATAAAATTAGAGATTTTTATGTAGCTATTGGAGTAGGTACTCCTACAGGAGGAGTTATTCCTGATATTCGCAAGAGTCCTGGTTTAGCTATTCAATCAAAAAACATTTCAGGTTACACTTTTCAATCTTACAGCCAAGGTAGAAATAAGATTTTAAAGATTAATCCTGGAACACAAGCTAATTGTGACAAAGCATTTATGCTTAAGTTTCAATTTGAAAATGGTCAGATTTATAGAAGTATTGGTTTTAATCAATATACTAAGATTTACAATGTAAAAACAGGATGTTGTGATGATTGTTTTACTTGCTTTAGTGGAGACACTAATGAAGTAACTTCTTTAATGGTTCAATCTATTAATGCTGACACTGACAAATTACTTACTGCTAAAGCAGTAATGACAGCAGCTACATTGATTACTGATGTTGCAGCAGGTGGTGTTTTATCTAAAAATTATTCTGCAAATGAAGTAATTACAGTTTATGCAGATTTGTTAGTATTAGCAAAATTCAACAGAACTGTAGATACAGTTGCTGAAAGATTTTATTCATACTTAACAGTTGAAGTAAGTGCTATAGCAGAAGCTAGTTTTAATGGTATTAATTTAAACTATTTCTTAACTAGACAAACTGATGTTAAAGTAGCTTTAGCTGATGGATTTTCTTGTGACAAAGATGTTACTATCACACAAGAATTAGCTTATGAAATGGGCTCAGGATATGATTTATATCAAAGAGAATATAATGCAGGTGGTCATCAAGGTTCTGCTTATAGAGTAAGCTCTATCACAGGATTACAAAAAAATGACACAGTAGCATTAGTAGAAAAATCTCTTAAGTACGACTTAGTTGATTTATTTTATGATTTAAAATTCTACTCATTAACTCAAGAATATACTCCTAATAGACAAAGTGTGACTGTAGCTTTCCCTACAGCTAACACAGCAGCAAGAAATTCTTTTATTGCTATCATTGATGCTATCGTAGCAGGGCAAGGACTTGACCCCTTAGCTGATGATGTTACAGCAAGTACAGATGGAGCTTCAGGAGTTGAAGCAGCACCTTCTAGTACAATTTTAGATGGTATTTCTGAGTAAGAGTAAATAATATATTTGGTTTATTCATTTTTCATTATAAGGGAGGTTAATTCCTCCCTTTTTTACTATAAAGTTATGATTACAGAATTCTATGTAGAAAATAATACTTTAAGACTTAAAGCAACACCTACATCTCCTGCTACAATATATGAGTTTGGGTTAGTGTGGTATCACGACACTTATAAGAAATTAACTACTAGTGTAGATATCCAAAGTTTAATTCAAGAAAATGCAACAGAAGATATTACTATTACAGCAGCATTTCTAGGACTTACAGCTTTAGATGGTATTTTTTATGTACAATTATTTGATAACCAAGTAGTAGACTTTAATCCTTTACTAACACCTTTAAACAACTCTTATGAACTAGGAGTGGCAACTAATTTAGGTGTATTATATAAAGCATTTTTAGATTCTTTAGAGTCTGAAATAGATATTTTTGATTGTGATTGTGTAGCTTGTTTAAAATCAACAGAAATTCTGACTAAGATAGAGGCTATAAAAGTAGCTCTTACCTTAGAAGATTTTACTACTGCTAATATTATTTTTAATAAGTTGTATGAAACAACTACAGTTTGTGAGAATTGTGATTTTATAACAGTTGCAACAGGTTATAATATAGGAACATTTAATGACATTATAAAAATTAGGTAATGAACAAAAAACAAATTTTTATAAACAGAGTTAAAAAAGAAATGCAACATCAAATTTATTTTGGAAATATGTTGCCAGTAACTTCAAAATGTCTTTGGGTATTGATATATGGTTATGAATACTTATTGACTAAAGTAGAAGAAGAAGATATAATAAAAAAAGACTTGATATTCAATAAAATTTCAAGATTAGTTGAAATTTGCAATCTATGTAAATAAAATGAAAATACAAAAATCAGACACAGGAAGTTTAATATTATTAGATGAAGCAGATAATATATTATATTTATTTCCATCTAATATCGTTATAAAAGTAAATCCTGACAGCAGTTTTCCTGCTTCTATATTAATTAGTGATAGCACTAATTTTAATAACTCAGGTACAAATTCTATTCATGTTTCTTTACTTAGTATTAGTGAAATCAATGGTGCAGCTTTTACTGGAAATATTAATGACTTAGTAAATTCAGTCAATAATTTAGCTAATGCTATAGTATTATCTAATGATAATATCTCCGTAAGAGTAGAAGATGATTATGAAGCTTTTGTTGATTTTAATAATAGAAAATCTATAACACTAGTGCAAACTACTATTGTAGGATTTTTAGTATCTAAAAAATACTACCAAGAAATTGTAGCTAATACAGCTGCATTTAATACTTTATGGACAGCAAGAGCAAGTAAAACTTATACTGAGTTAATAGATTTATAAACTATGAATAACTTTAAAACAGGTACATTAAGAAATGGTAATTTCTCAGAGTATTTTCTACGTTTAGCTAGAAAACAAAAACTTAATGCTGTGTCAACAACACACCTGTTAGATAGTGTGGGGGGTTATCATGGTAAGCAATATGATAAGTCAGTTTATCTTAGTAACGGAATAAGTACTGGTATTTTAAGTAACCATATAACTAACCAAACAGTGATAAGTAAGGATGGCACAGCTATATTGACTTTGACCACAGGACAATTAGCTGTAGGAATTGGTTGGGTTGCTAATATTTTATTAAGTGATGGTACATTTTATAAATGTGAAGAAAGAACTGGTATTAATGTTTACGATTCATCTGGTAACGGTAATCATGCTACATTATCTGGGGATATAACACACCAACTTATGAGGTCTAAAGATTTAACCAACTACACAAATGAAGTTGGTTACTCTAAAGGACTCAAAGTAGTTGAAAGTAATGACGTGTTTGATACAAATATATCTACAGATATCGACAAAGTAATTCTTTATTTACAAACATCAAGCGTAAATCAAACTGTAGTAGGTTATAATGATATTTCTTCTACAACGAATAGAAATATTATTATTGACTCAGAAGGTAAAGTTTCTGTTAATTTTGACGGACAAAATAAAAGAAATATAACTGTAGTTACTGACAACACTATTTATAAAGTAATAGTTGATTATGTAAACAAAACAATTGTGGTTGGCAGTATTACTACAACAGAAACTTCAACACAATTACTATCTACATATAATAGTGATATTTTGTTAGGTGGTGGTCAAGACAGCGTAGGTAGTATATTTTCTTCAAGTGATTTAATGATTATTCATCCTAGGTTTATAAATGGAGTTACTGACGTTGTTTACGAAGGTAGTGATATTGCTATAACAAATAGAACGGTTGCTAAGTATACAAATATTTCTGCTACTCAAATGGTGGATAGTATTGGGTTACGTGAAGGTGAGGTTTTTGCAGGGCGTTGTTACAACTTTGATGGAGTAGACGATTATATTGCTTCCGCATATTTATTAGGTAGCGAAACAGTAATATCTTACGATGGTGATGCAATACCAACAATTTCAGTAGGGAGATTAGATATTACAACAGGATTAATATATAACATACTACTCTCAGATGGTACACATTATAAGTGTGATGAAGGAGGAGGAACAACAGCTTTTGACTCATCTGGGAATGGTAATCATGGTACAATTACAAACGCTACACTATCTACTTTCCATACTACAGATATAGGTGTTAGTTACTCATGGTTAAATCAAGTTGGGTATAGTGAGGGAGTGAATTTGTTAAGGTACAGTAACGACTTTTCTAAATCGGAATGGATAAAAAGTAATGTAACAATTTCTGGAAACTCTATAATCTTAGATACTGCAAATTCATCTCACCATATTGTTCAACCAAATCAATACTTTATCGCAGGGGAAGCTAAATATTTTCAATTTAAAGTAAAGTTTGTAGATGCAGATTGGTTAAAGTTTAATATCTGGGATGGTGCTGTATCAGCTGCGTTGTTTTATAAATTTTCGACAAGCTCTTTTACTACACAACACTCAAGTTATGGCAATTTAACACATGCAATTGATGCTAACGGTTATGTATTTATAACAGGAACTTTTTCGGGTAATACTACTTCGGCAACTGGAAATATTGCAATTGGACCATCCCTTGATGGAACTGCTTTATTCACAGGAGATGGGTTAAGCTCGGTTCTTTTGAAAGAAATACAAGTAGAACTTGGCTCAGTCGCAACCGATTACCAAAAAACAACTTCATCACCAACAGCAGACGTAGAAATCCCAAGGGATGAGTCAAACATCACAAAAGATGTACTAGGAAACGACTTACAACACGTTGGACTAGTTAAGCTTAATGCTAATTTTGTTGAGAGTAATTGTGTAAATTTGGATGGTACAGATGATTACGGTGATTTAAGTTACACGCTATCAACAGGCACTGGTGAATGGTACTGGGAGATTGAAGCAGATATTGATGAATCTACTAATACTTCAGTTAGAGTATTAGTAAGTATGACTACCCTTGTGTCAGATGAGTACCTTTTATTTAAGCCAAACTATCCAAATATGAAGATAGAATCGGCAGGACACACCCCAAACACTGGAAGTGTTATGCCTGTAAACGCTGCTAAATTCAAACTGCATTTTGATGGCGTAGATACTCTATCTTTATACATAAATGATGTGCTTAATTATTCAGTTGTACATACAAACCCAAGCAAATTAATTAACAAAAATTTCACAATGATGTTTGGTGGGACACCAGGTTCAGCATCAACATTAGCTACTAAATTATGGAATGTAACAATTTCTGACGCTAACGGATTAAAAACTTTTCCACTTGCAGAAGGAGCAGGAACAATTTCATACGCAAGAGAAGACTCAACCAAATTCATTACTTGGAATAATATTACCGAAGCTACTTTTTGGGGTTCTACACAAGGTATGTATCATAGTAATATTGTGAGTGGGTTTAGTGATACTGGTAACGGAGTCAAAAGACCCTACAAAATCAACGGAGCATACACAAATCCAGCAGGAGCATGGCATAACAACGCAGAAACAAAACTACTTGCACCAGCTGCACCTAGTTTGTTGAAGAAGTTTGACCAAGGAAGTGGATTAGAACATAATACTTTATTATTTAATTCATTGGGTGTACCAATATCATTTAATCCTTATAGTATAGGGAATAATTATTTAGGTTTAAATGCCTTATTTAGTGAAGAGTTGATACCTAATCAATTAACTAATATTATTATTGCACCTCTAGGTTTTAGTGAGTACGAAGAGCTTGCAGAAGATTTAATAGGTAATGATACAATTATCCCTATTATTAATAATAGTAGCTTAGACGTAACAGGGGAGCTTGCTACATACAAAGGTAAAGTTGCTTCTGACATGAAACTAATAAACTCTAATTGTATAGATAGTAATGGTATAAATGTTACTGGAGTATTTAATTTTGATTGTACAGGTTTGAGTATAGTAAATTATTCTGGTACAGCTGATGTTACTTTAGACGTTACCACTAATACTATAACAATAACAGAAGGTACTTTGTATAATTTACTATTATCTAATAATTATCATTTTCCAATAGCAGAAGGTTTATTAGATAAAAGTTATAAAACAGAAAGTGAAAATGTTTATATAAACTGGAATAGTATAACATGGGGAACTCAGGAATCATACCACTACAATATTAACAATGGGTTTTATAATTTAAATAATGCAAAGTTACCTTTCAAACCTGTAGGACTTAATTATACTAATCCTAAAGTAGCTGGACACAATGGAGCTGAAACAGAATCAACAATGGAAGTGTTTAGAGAAAATTTAGGAGATAGCTCTTTTCATTATGACCAATCTACACTGTCTTCTAATATAATTAGGTTTCAAGATATTATAGAAAATTCAGATAATAAATTGTTTTATACTAACACTACAAATAGAAGTAAAATTAATATAGAAACTTTTATTACAGGTAACAAAACATTTAAAACTAAAAGATACAAAAATGGATTTCATAAAAATCATAATACCTTATAAAGAAATACTTAACAACGAACAAATTCAATCTTTAGCTCTCTCTGCATTACTAGGAGGGGCTTCAGTTATCAGTACAGTTGACGGAGTATCTACTTACACAGGAATAAGTAATAATACTAATACTTATGAATTACTAAGTTATGGAGTAATAGACTATATTGTGTCTTTAGGAGGAAATGCACTTAACTACCAATCTTATATTAAAGTAGTTTTAACAAATGAAATTCCTAATAATGTCAATGTGGGAACAGAAGAAAATCCTAACATTCTCAGTATTAGAGATTTTGAATACGAAGATATTGATGGCACACTAAATACACACACTTGGCAAAGCTGGGTAGCTAATAGTCAACTTGTAATTGAAGTTAATGGAGAACATTATATTTCAGGTTATAGCCATTACAGTGGATTTAAATCAAAAGATAAGCCTGAGAAGCACTTAGATGGAAAAGAATTATTTTTGCTAAGGTCTTTAGGTTACACAATTTTAAATAAACAACAATTTTTAAATTTACTAACATCAACAAATGAATGAATTAGCAACATCTAAATTAACTCTAGAATTACTACAAAATCAAAAAGAAGTATTCTCTTTACTGTGGGGAGTAGTTATTACAATAGGAGCTACTTTAACTTCAGTAATAGGTATTTTATTTAAGTTGTACATTGATGCAAATAATAAAAGAGCTGAGAATGAAAAAGAGCATTTAAAATCTTTACAGGTATTTGCAGAAGGAACAAAAGATTTAAACAATACTTTAAAAGATACTAACTTACTAGTTCGTAAAACTTTAGACTTAGTAAATAACCCTATAATTTCAACACTAAATAACTTAGAAAAAATTATAAAGTAGTAGTTATGAGTCACACAAGTAAAGTACGTAAGATTTTATCAAGTATTAATTGGATTAATAAACTGGGGATAAAAAAATTAAAATCTGTAGTAATACCTGAAATCCCTTTAGTTTGGTCTAGTTTTAATAATACAGATGATGAGTGGATTAGACTTCCTGTACTTGAAAAAGAACTTAAAGTTTCTGCTTGTTTATTTAAAGCTAAAGCAGGTCGTATTTTTGAAGCTCATTTCCATGAAAATAATAGTGAAACTATTCTTGTCAGAGAAGGTACTATAACTGTGATAACTCCTGAATATACTAAAGTTTTAAATAAAAATGAAACTTTAACTATAAGAAAAGGTTTACCTCATATATGCCATTTTAAAAATGATAATCTTGATTACTGTTTAATTGAGATAACTTGGTGCCCCCCAATGAATGGTTGGGAGGGAGCTTTTATACTATAACTATGAGAAAACTATTAATTAGTATATTACTATTGATAACAGCTGTATTACTTTTAGTAATTTTAATACTTCCTTCCACATGTCTAGTTTTCTTTATAGGAATTTTCTTATACAAGAAAAAAAGCATACTACATTATTATGGGGTATTTATTAAAAACTTAGCATACAGTTTAGACCAATTTGGTAATGTTTTATGTCAAGAGTTATTTAATGTGACGTTAATAAATATTAAATCAGAGCATTTATTCGGAAACCCTGATGAAACTATTAGTAGTGTACTTGGTAAGAATGAGTTAAAACACACACTTACAAAACTAGGAAAACTAATAGTTTGGATTCTAAATAAAATAGATTTTAATCATACAAAAAATGCTATTGAGGAAGATGAAAATTAAGAAATACCCTAATAATTTACTATCTTTAGGGTATGAAAAATGAAGTAAAAAACAGAATTAACGAACTTAAATCTTTACTAGAAAAAGCTTTTAAAGATTTAAGTTTTAAAGACTCTATACACAAATACTATGTTAAAGGTGAAGAATTAAACACATCTACTAGTGGTGTTATAAAAAACTTTTATGAACCTTTTGACACTGAAGCTCAAGCAATAAAAAAGAGTGAGCAATCTCTTGGTATCATGTCTAAAGAAGATTATCTTGAAGAGTGGAGTGTATTAAACACTATTTCTACTGAAGGTATAAATGGAAAAGGAGGAGGTACTAATACTCATATATTTGGAGAATTGTATCCTTTTGATAGAAGTTTAATTCCAAGTAATAAGCAAGAAGAATCTTGTAAAAAATGGTGGGATGAAATGCCTTCTCACATACACCCTTTAATTATGGAGCAAACTATGTTTCATTTTAAATATATGTTTGGTGGCACAGGAGATATACTTTTATATAATGAAAAGACTGACAAATTAATTTTAGGAGATTATAAAACTAATAAAAACATCTTTAATCATTTTGAAAAAAATATGTTAGGAGAATGGGATTTCTTAAAAGATGAAGCTTTTTCTCATTATATAATTCAATTGAATATGTATAAAATTATGTTAGAACAAGTAGTAGGAATTGATATAGAAGGTATGGTATTAATTTGGTTGAGAAGAAATGGAAATTATCAAATGTATAAAATTCCTGAGTATAAAAAAGAAAGTCTTAAATCTTTAGAAAGAGTATTTAATAATGTACAATGACAATAAGAGAAATAATACAAAGAGTACAAGGTTTGTACTCTAAAGGAGTAAAATCTGATGATAGTAGATTATCTAACAGACATATATTTAATAAGTTAATATCTGTAAGAGCTTTACTATATAAGCAGAATGAACAAAAGAAAAACTCTTTTGGGGAAGATGATTTCTCTATATTAGAGTGTATAAAAGTAAGTCCTCAATTACCTTATGATTGTCCTTGTTTGCCTTCTCTTGGTTGTAAAGTATACAGAACAGAAAGTAAACTACCTAAATTATTTAAAGGTAGAAATGATATTAAAATAGAGTATGTTACTTCTTTAGATAAAAGAAGAGTATTTAGTTTAACAACAACCATAGAATATAAATTTAGTTCAGGAAATAGGTTTTCAGGAACTGATAAAGCTATATACGAAGGTGGTTATCTATATCTTTATGGAAATAATTTACCAAGTTACATTACTATAAAAGTAATACTTTCTAATTTTTTAGAACCTGTGGCTAGTGATTGTGAAGTAGATTGTGTAGATTGTGAAAGTTGTATTTCTTATTTAGATACAGAATTTAAAATACAAGAGTCACTAATTGAGCCAATGATTGGATTAACTAATCAAGAGTTGGTTAAAGAGTTTTCTCAAATGAGAGAAGATTTAACTAATAATAATCAAGATTCTCTGACTCAACAATCAAAATAATGGCTACAGAACATCAAAGAGGGATTAAAAAATACCCTAAAATAGATTGGACAGTAGGGGTAAAAAACATTAAAGTAAACTTTGATGAATTACCTGATAAAAAGACATATACTACTGAGGATGCTTATATGTTACACAAAAAGTCTGTACCATTAAACAGTAGGATAACTAAGAAGAATTATGCTATTATAATCAAAGAACTTGTAATATTAATTTATGAACTTTTGATGGAAGGCTATACTATAAAAATGCCATTTAAATTAGGTGGTTTGAGAATCAAAAGTAAATTAACTTCTTTTGAACCTAATGCTAATGGTAATGTAGTGGCTCCTGTTGATTGGCAAAGAACTAAAAAATTATGGGCTGAACACCCTGAAGAAAAAGAAAAGAAGACGAGAATATTTTATACCAATGAACACAGTGAATATAAGTCTTATAGAGTAAGTTGGAGAAAACCTAGGGGAGCTGTCAAAAACTCTAGTTTTTATCATTTTTCTTTATCAGATTATATTTTTAAAGCTAGGTTTGCAGAGTTAATAAGAAAAGGTTTAAAACTATGAGTTATAATTTAATAAAATCAGATAGGGTAATAAGTTCTTTTATGAGAACTGTAGGAACAGGTGATATCAATGTAGATGATATATATGAATGGATTGGAGAAGCTAATAACTTTTTAAGTACTCCAACTGTATTAAAACAAACTTTGATATTTTTAGAAGTCAAGAATTATCAAGCTCCATTACCTAAGTATTTTAAATCTTTATTACAAGTAGCCAGAGATGAATCTCCTACTGAATTATTTTGTAAAACAGCAGAAGTAATACCTACTGTATCAACAACAACTACTGTAGCTGATTGTAATGTAGACGAAGGAGTATTATTAGCTTGTGATGGAAGTCCTTTGTGTGAAGTTCCTGTAGCTTTTTATAGACCCAGTCCTTACTACAATCCTTTTCCAATAACTTATAATCAATGGACTAATTCAGTCTCTTACAATAGTGGTAAAAGATTTGTTCCAATCAGAGCTTCTACTAACACATTATTTAAAAGTAATGTATGTAAAGAACAAAATTGGAAAGAATTATATTCTACTTCTAGCTATGAATACACTATCTTGCACAATAGAGAATTTAGATTCACTTTTGAAGAAGGTGTAGTAGCAGTTTCTTACTTAGAAGATTTTAATTCAGGAGAGGTACCTATGGTAATTGACAATCAAAGTCATCTATCAGCTATACAATACTACTTACTGTGGAAACACGCTGAAGTACAAATGCTAAGAGGAGTACAGGGTTCTGTATCACTTAATGATAGATTTGAAGCCAGATGGTTAAAGTATTGTAAACAAGCTAAAAATGATGCTATGATGCCTGACTTAGCTACTATGGATAATATCTATCAAAACACTTATAAAATGTTACCAAGTTTAAAAGTATTTGGAGACATGTTTAGTGACTTATCGAAAGAAGCTAGTGCTTCTTATATACTTAATGAAAATTTAACTAATTAAAAACAAAGAACAATGTTTAAAGACATAGAAAGAGTAGACAAAAAAGTTGACCATTTAGGAGCTAAACTTTTAAAAAGAGTTAAACTATTAGAAGGAGCAGAAGCTCCTGACGTAGACCCAGTTAATATTACTGAAGGGACATTAAATGCTGCAATTGCTGATAGAACTGTAGATATGGGTACTAAAAACTTAAATCTTAGTAATGCTGCTGAAATTGTTCTTCATGGTATCCTATCTAATAAGATTATTAGTGGTACTATTGGAGGTTCCCATAGTAAATTACAAACTACAGCAGCTTATGCGGAGCTACAAAATAATGCAGCTTCATCGTATGCTTCTATAGGTGTTGGTAACACTGGTCAAGCTACAATGTACTCTACTAATAATAAGTACAGAATGGGTATTAGTAGTACTACTTTACCAATCATACATCCTGGAGTTGAAATTCCTAGAGCTTTAAATGTTACAAATGATGGCTCTGTAACACATACTTATACTTCAGCTTATTTTGTAAATTCATCAGTTTTTACACCTGGTATTACAGGGCACCCTACTAATACAGAAATAAGAAATCATTTAGTGGGATTGTCAGCCGCAGTACAAGGTAGTATAAAGAACAGAGTAATTTATTTTAATGGTACAACTACATTAACTACTGACTATACTTATGCTTGGTATTTTACAGGAGACAGTAAATTGTATTTGTTGGATAAACCTGAGCCTAGAAAATACCTACCTGTGTCTGTGTTTAGTAATGCTTTAACATCTGCTAATAATGGTGACATTGTAGGGTCTATGGCTCTTTCATTTACAACTTTTGGAAATACTCATCAAATATATGAATTTATACAATGTTGTGATGTAGGAGTTGGGACAGTTTTAATTACGATTAAAGACAGAGCAAACAATGTGATAGGTTCTACGACTTTAAATGCTGCTTCTGGTACAGCTAGTACTAGCCTTTTCTACAGTATAAACAGTGCTAATCATCAATTTTTAAAATTTGAAGCTACTACAATTACAGGTAATGTAAATAATTTAGCAATGACTATAGAAATGGTAAAAATATAATAATGAAAGAAGTTATAGTTAAACCTATAGGTGGTATTAGTTTGAATACCTCTTTTGAAGAGCAACCTAAGAATACTTATAGGTTTGCTGTAAATGCTGTAGTAGAAGAAGATAATGGAGAATTAGGTTCTTTAACTACAGAAAGAGGTAATGTTTTAATATCTGATTTAAATTTAGGTGTAGAAGAAGATTACGCATATACTGTGATTGGTTCACAGAACATTGATGAAGATAATGTATTACTATTTATCTCCAATGATGTATCAGGAAAAGATATAATTTCTATATTTAATGGAAAAACTAATACTGTTTTAATAAATGAAGCTTTAGGTTTTAATTCTAATTATAAAATAGATTCAGTTTACAGGCTTAGAAAAGGTTGTGAAAGAACTGTTTATTTTACAGATGGATTAAATGAACCTAGAAGAATTAACATAGACTCTATATCTGATTATTTTGTAAGTAGCTCTTTTAGAATAGATAAATTAAGTTTATTTCAAATTGGAAATAGTAAAGCTAATTTTGATTATGTAAGAGAAGCTTCAGGTGGCTCATTATCTCCTGGTAGTTATAATTTTGCTATTCAGTATATAGATGAAGATTTCAATTCTTTAGAATTCTTTTTAGTAAGTGATACTATAAATATTTATAATGATGACCAATACTCTTCTTACGAAAACATTGGAGGGTCTACTTCTAAAAGTAGTTTCTACCATACTTCTATAGATACTAATAAATCTATAGAGTTAAAAATAAATGAATTAGACACTACATTCCCTTATTACAGAGTAGCTGTTATAAAAGCTAACACAGGAATAGGTTTAATAAATGAAGTATCTTATACAGACTATATTAAAACTACTCAGAATATCCATGTGTATTCTGATGACAGTAAATTGTTTGAAGGCAGTCTTGCTGAAGTACAACAGTTTACTAATTATATTTCTTCAGCTAAACATATTGATACTGTAGATAATATGTTATTACTAGCTAATACAGAAGGTCCAAGTGCTAGTTGGGGTAGCTTACAAAAGTATGCTTCTAAAATCAATGTTAGCTTATCTACTCAAAATAGGAAAATAGATTCTATAAGAGATGATACTGCTGCTACAGAAAGAGGATACAAATCTAGTAATGTGCATACTACAGAAGTTAGTTATCAGTTTGGAGAACTATATGCTTTTGGTATTGTATATGTATTTGAGAAAGGATTTACATCTCCTGTATTCCATATTCCTGGTAAAAGTGCTACTTCTTCTACAAACATGAGTACTGATAATACAATTACAAAAGTCTATGATGATAAAGGAGATTGTGTAGATTATTGGTCATTAGATTTTCAAGGGGATGTTTTAGAAGGAGAAAATGTAAGACATCACAGATTGCCTACAAGAACAGAATTTAATACAGACTTATACATAAAAACTGCTTCAGGTCATTTTACTGATATGGCTTTCTTAGATTTTTCTAATATTGAAATTCCCACAGTATTTGACACAGAAAAAATAATTGGGTATTACATAGTTCAAGCAGAAAGAACAGAATATGACAAAGTGATAATTGATAGTGCTATTCTAACTCCTGTCATAGAAAACAACACTGATGGGTACTACGCTCATCATGTCTTAAATAATGATAAATCTCCTTCTAATAATTCAATATATTCTAAAACTGTATTTGCTTTAATTAATCCTCAGTTTAAGTTTAAAAATAATAAACACACAGGATTTAATATAAAACATGAAGGCTACTATACAGTTGGAGACACTTACTTAAGAACTAATAAAGTAGAAGATGCTCAAGCAGGAACTTCTTACAATCCTGATGTTCATAAAAGAAGGTCTAGAGATTCAGATGGTTTTACTTTACACACTGCAATAAGAGAAAACAATTTATCTTTCACTAAAAGTAATGCTTTAAGTTTAACAGTAGATGAAGTATTTTATCTTGATACTCTAGAGTCTTATCAATTAGACTCAGGAACCGATGTTTTTAATCTATCTTCAGATAATAAAGTAGGATTTGTAGTTTTAAATGAAGATGTAGACTATGATGTAATTGGAAACAAGTATCCTTACATACTATTAACTAGAGATGTTGTAAATCAATACTCTGATTTTGATAATAGAGCTTATTATAAGTGCCATAGCAATATGGAGCAAGCTACTAATGGTGCCGTAGTCACCAAGTTAGTTAAAAAAGGAGACTCTTTTGTATCTTCTATGTCTTACTCTTCTAGTGTATTTTATGACATTAGAATTCTTAACACAAGAAGACTTAAGAAAGGAGTTTGGAAATTCATACTCGGAGTCTATGCTATAATAGCAGGAGCTGCTCTAATTTTATTAAGTGTGGCTACAGCAGGTTTGTCAGCAGCACCAGGTATTGCAGCTGTTAGTTTTGGTATCTCTATGTTATCATCAGGGATTAAACAAGCCAATATAGCAAGAGCTTACACTGACTTGCATGAAGAAGGTTTAAAAGACACCATATTAGATTCTGATATTCAAGCAGAGTTTGATGTACTAACAAGTAATCCTCCTGAAAGTACTACTACTGATGACGAGATACAGTGGTTTATGGACACACTTAAGGATGTATTTTTTGAGTCCCAAATTAATATGGGATTAAGAATTGAATCTAACTTAGCTGTTAGTGATTTTCTACCATCTCCTAGTTTAAATCATGTAAGAGAAATAGCTAACTCACACTTACTAGACAAAGTAAGCATAGTTGACCAAGATAAAAGTCAAGGAAGAGCTTACTTAGGTTTTTGTAGAGCTGAGTTATATGAAATAAACCCTGACTATGAAAGAAGAGAAAGACAAAAAGCTTTTTTTGCTATTTCAAACACTTACGATTACTGTAGTACTTGTATAGAGAAATTTCCTCATAGAATCTGGAAATCCAATCAAAGCTTTAGTGAAGACTCTTTTGATAATTTTAGAGTTTTCTTGCCTAATAATTATAAAGATATATCAGGAGAAGGGGGAGAAATTACTGATTTATTTGTAATGAAAAATAATATATTTATTCATACAGAAAAAATATTATGGCACCAACCTCAAAATTTCCAAGAGAGAGTAACTAGTGAAATAGTATCTTTTTTAGGAACAGGAGATTACTTTAATATACCTAGTAGAAAAATAGTGGATGCTGATGGTTTGTCAGCAGGAGTTGAAATAGGAGATAAGTGGGCAACTATAAAAACTCCTTATGGAACATTCTTTTTATCTAAAGGAGAAGGAAGATACTATCAATTTGATGGACAAAGTTTAAAACCTTTGACTGACAAAGTAATGAACTTTAAGTTTAGAGAAGAATTAATAGGTTCTTCAAGTTTTATATCAGCTTATGATAGAGAATTTGAAAGAGTTTTACTTACAAAGTATGGTAATAATCCTTGGACATTATCTTACTCTTTTAAAACTCAGAGTTGGGTTGGACTTCATTCTTACATTCCTTACTATTACTTTAATACTAGAAGTGATTTATTTTCTGTCACAGGATTGTCTTTTAGTGTAATTACTTCAATATGGAAACATAATATTAAAGGGAGTTACTTGACTTTTTATAATTCACAACAATCTTTTATAGTAGATTGTATTGCAGTAGCTAACCCTCTTACTAATGTAACTTGGGAAGAATTATCTATAGTATCAAAAGCTGAAGAATATGATAATTCTTTAAAAGGATTTAAAAATAAAAAAATTACTTTTGATAAAGTTTCTTTTTATACTAGAAAACAATATTCAGGAGAATTAGAGATAGTTTTAAAAGAAATAGAAAATTATTTTAATTCAGGTACAACTAATTTACCTGAAGTAGAAGCTTCTTATGGAGAAAATATTTGGAAAGTCAATAGTATAAGAGATTATGTTATAGATTATGAGAGTACTATCATCAAAGAAACAAGCTTTTTACCTGAACTTAATGCTTCTGTAGTTAGTTTTGACAAAAATTGGAATGAAGTAGAACTTATTAGAGACAAATACTTGGGAATTAGGTTAGAATTCAATACCTTTACTAATATAAAATTGACTTTAAACTATTTAAAAGTTAATTTTATTCCTTCTAAAAGATAGTTATAAATGAAAAAGAAAAGAAATAAATATAAGTATGGTACTAAACTTAACATAGAGACTCCTGGAGAGGCTTTAGCTAAAAATGATATAAATGTAGCTAAAGCTTTAGAAGAAGGAAATACTCCTATGACTGATATCATGGCAGCTCTTGGTGGGATTGGTATGCAGTATGCTGGTGGTAAAGTAACAGGAGGAGAGTTAAGTATTTTAGAAGGAATAGGGAAAGAAGGTCTTGAAAACTTTATGGCTTACGGAGGACAAGTTGGAACTACTCCTGTAGAAGTAGAAGGAGATGAAGTAGCTGAAACTCCAGGAGGAGGATTGATGGAATTTAAAGGTGCTTCTCATGAGCAAGGTGGTATTGATGTTGACTTAGAAAATGGTTCTAAAGTTTATTCTGATAGAATTAGAATAGGAGGAGAGACATTAGCTGAAAGAAAAAAGAAAAGAGAGAAGTCCTTACAAAAAATTGACAATCAATTGAAAAAAGGATTTGACCCTTTACTAGAAAAAACTAGTAAGAAGATTAAAATGAATAATGAGAAAAGTGAAGCTTTTGACATACAACTTCAAGGGCTAGCTAATATGATGGCTAATAATCCTAACAGTCCTGGTAAGTTAGCTTATGGAACAGGTCCTGACCCTATCAGGGATATCAGAGATATTATGGACAAAGAGATGAAACTGTTACCCAATACAAATTTAGCACAAGTGAAAGTTATTGATTATAATAAAAGCAATGACAAGCCTTATTTAAGAGCTCCTGATAATTATGCTGATTACTTATCAAGACAACAAGATGTTGAAAAAATAAAAGCTGCCAACGCTGAAGAATTTAAGAATTATAAAGATAATCCTAATTATTTAGATAATCCTCAATTAGATATGTATAGCCCTGAAATTAAAGGTCCAGGTAATATGGAGAGAGATTTTGACTTTACTCCTATATTAAGAGGTCTTTCAAATTTAGGAGATTCAGTTAAAGAAGGTGCTAAGACTGCTACAGAAGCAGGAGGAAAAGCTATAGGAGAATCTATAGAAAATAAACCCAACTTAACAGGAGGAGATATGGTAGGTATTGGGTCTTCTTTAGCTCAAAGTATTTTGCCTCTTAGAAATACTCTTAAAGAAAGAGCTTCAGATACAGCAAATGAAAACTACTTTAAAAACTTTGGAGATGCCTCTATGAAAGAGCTTGATGATGCAGAAGGAGCTATGAAATCTGTATATGAATCACAAGTAGATAGGTTAGCAAAATCTAAAAGAACTCAGAAAGCTCAAAACAGCTTAAGTGCTAGAGGTGTGAATACTAGGAGAGCATTGGACTCTTCTTCTGAACAACAATATCAAGAAAGTCTTAATCAATCTGTGGCTCAATTTCAACAGCAGTTAATAGGAATGGCTCAGAATAAATCTCAATTCTTATCTAAAGTTGATGAGATGAAAATGAGTGGAGAAAGAGAAGCTGATTTAGCTAATAGACAAGACAAAGCTAACTTTTATTCTCAAAGAGGTAAAGATTTAATGACTTTAACAGAAGGATTACAAAGTGTAGGAGCTAATCTTAATGAAGCCGAGTACAGAGATACTATGACTAATATGATTAATACATTGTATGACAAATATGGTATTGAGATAGATATGAAAGGTAACCTTAGTGTAGATAAAACTAAATCTAAAGTAAAAAAGAAAACAGCTAAGTCTGATAATGAATTCTCTTCTAGGTTATTTGAAATGAATGCAGGAGTACAAAATATGAATACTAACCTTAAGTATGGTAAATAATCAATAATGAGTAGATTTTATAACACAAGTAAGGGAGAGTTTAAAGATTTTATGTATAAGCCTGATTTTAAGCTTATGGATAGAGTCATGGCAAAAAAAGAAGGGGAAGTAGATGTTACAATAGCTGAATCTCAGAATGTTGTAAATGAATACAGTAAGGTTAAGTATATGCCTATTGAAGCTGAAAGAAAAAGAGTAGAAGATAAGAAAAACTATTATGATGGAAAAGCTACAGATATCACTAATCAGATATTAGATAATGTACTTGACGCTAGTAGTTATATGCCTGATGTCAATAACTTAAAGCAAGAACTCACAGAGGACTTAACCACTGGAGAAACCTCAAAAGTTGTTGGCAGGTATAATTCTTTTCAAACTATGTTGAAAGAAAATGAAGGTTTAAAAAAGACTGACCCAACTACTTATAATCAAATGTTAAGCCACTACTATGAGCAGTTCAAAGAGGGAACTACTGCTAGTGGAGATTATGAATTTACTCCTGAAAAATTTGTAGGAAGACCTGACTTATTTAAGAAAGAGTTGACTTTAATGATGGATAAGATTAAAGCAAGAAAATCTAGTACTAAAGCTGGTCATTATATATATGAAAATACAGAAGTATCTGAAAGTAGAGTGAGACAAATTGCTTTAAATATGGTTATGTCTGACCCTAAGTACAAAGGGTATATGCAACAACAAGTAATGATTGGGCAAGGGCAAGGATTCATTAATGGTTCCACTGAAGATTTTATGTCAGCTGAAACTGATGAAGAAAGAGCAGAAATGTTAATTAAACCAGTTGTACTATATGATAATGCTACTCAATCAGTGATATCAGAAGATAAATATGAGACGATGACAGACAAAGAAAAACAATCTGTTATTCCTCAAACTAATTCTGAATATAGATTTTCTAGTGACTTAAATACACTTCAAGGTATCTACTCTTTTAGAGAAGTTGGTATGGAAGCAGATAAAGTCAGCTTAAATCAAGATAATATTAGGTCAAGAGAAGCTATTGCCGCTAGAAAAGAAGCTGCTGCTACTGCAAGGATGGAAGCTAAGTTTACTAATGATAAAGAAAGAGATGAGTGGCAAGCTAAGCAAAATGCAATTTTAATAGGTTTAGAAAATGGAGATGTTCCTGCTGCTAGTGCAGCTTTAAATCAAGATGCTGCTATTACTTTAGCTAATAATGAGTTGGCAGGAAAATTACCAGGTGTAAATATAACAGCTGCTGGAGACCTTTCTGAGTTAATGAAAGCATCTAGAGAAAATGGTATAAAAAGAAGAAGCGTAAATGGAGTTATGAGGTGGGAAACTGTACCTGGTAGCCCAGCTAATACTATTATAGCTAGAAGAAGAGAAGCAAATGACCAATTAGTTGAAAGTGTTCCTGATGTTCCAGGTAATAGATTAAATTTTTCAGGTGTTGCTAAAGATGGTAGTATTCAATACTTTACTTTAAGTAAAGAAGAAGTTTACAAAAAACATGGAGACAGACCTTATAATGCTACAAATATAAAGCTTACTTTCAAACAACTTGCAAAAGATAGAGGGGTAGAAATGTCAGAGTTTGCAAGTGAAGATTACCCAAATGTAGACATGAAAGGAAATAAAATTACTTCCACAAGAAGTATAAGAGTTGACTACAAAAGAAATGAAGCAAACTTTGAATCTTTAGCTAAAGAAGGATTTAAGTCTATAGATAATTATTATAAAGACAATGTTTCTACTAGGTCAAGTGAAGTATATGTTTATAACACTGTAGCTACACCAGAATCTGATAATATAGTAGCTCAAATAAAAAGTTTTCCATTATATTTTGATTTCTATGACAATACTGGTAAGCAAATTACAAGTAGAAAAGATAAAGAAGAGTTGATGGAAAATGTAGAGACAGATATAGAAACTACTGGAATAAACAAACATGCTCAAACTGCATTTAAACTCGCAGATGGTACAATTATTATACCTGATAAAAGTGTTAAAACATCTCATGAGCTAGTAAGTAATTTGGCTTTAGCAGGAACTGGGAAAGATAGTTTTATACATGAAAATAAGTTAGAAGCGGATGCTTATGACTTGTGGAGTACTTTAAAAAACATACCTTCAGGAGGTTCTGATAATTCAAAAGAACTTAAAGGTTATATTCACCCTAAAAGTTCAAAAGAATACAGAATAAAACAATACTGGAGTGATGCAGATTTAGGGTACAGAACATTAGTTTTAGATAAAAGCAAAGATATAATAATAGGAAAAGCTTTTATTAGTGAAAAAGCAGCATTAAATTTTTTAAACAGTTTGTAAAATTAAAGTAAAATGGCTGAACCAATAGATTTGTCAAAGAATGTAGGTAATGAACCTCCTAAAAAAGTAGACAAGCAATTAGAAGGATATACTTATGCTTCTAAAGAAACACTTGCTGACATAGGTAGAAGTAATGCAGAGAATGATAGAAAAAGAAAAATAAATAGTCCTGACCCAAGAAATACTAGATATACTACAGCTAATGCTGATAATCTTCAAGGAGAGAAATACTTAGACCCTAGGTATGAACAAGCTAGAAAGAATATCAACACTTTTGGTGATATGAAAGACACAGAGAGAGTAGCTGCTCTTAACCAAGGTAAAGGAGAGGTATTTTTAAATACTATTGCAGGATTTAAATTAAACTTTAAGGCAGGAGTTTTAGACTTATTAGGTTCTAATGACCCTGTAGGTATGGCAGCTATGGCAAGTAAAGATGCTACTTATGAATATGAAAATTGGTTTGGTCGCCAAGCTAAAGCTTTTCAAAAAACTGCTGGAGAAAAATACGCTATCTATCAAGATGGTGATGATGTGTGGAGTGGAGCTTATTGGGGTAATCAATTACAAAACTTTGGATATTCTACAGGATTAATTGCAGCTACATTTGCAGAACAAGCTGCATTAGGTCTTATAACAGGAGGAACAGGTAATCTTGCTGGTGCTGCTAAAACAGCGAGAAGTGTACAAAAAGGATTATCTCTTGCAAAAAAGCTTAAGTTTGGAGTTAAGTCTGCTATGGCAAATACTTCTAAATTCCAAAGAGGTTTTGGAGCTGCACAAGGATTTAAACAAGCATTTATGAATTCTCTTGGTGCAGGAGAAGCTACTTTTAATCAGTATAAAAAATTAGGATACGATGATGATACTTCAAAGCAAAAAGCTGCTGATGCCTCTGCTTTGAATTTTAAATTACAAGCTATTCCATTGATGTTATTAAATGGATTTCAATATAGTGCTGTAGCAGGTAAATATAATCCTTTTACAGGAGGTAAAGCTCAAGCTAAGACAGGATTTGGTTCTTTAATTGAGTCTTTTGCAGAAAGAACTTTTCCTAATGTTACTAACAAGTATGCAAAAGGAGGAATAAACTATGGAGTACAAGTTGTATCTGAAGCTTTTGAAGAGGGGTTAGAAACATCTATGACTAAGTATGCAGAGTTTAGAACATTACAAAAAGATAAAATTTTTAAAGAAACTACTTATCTTGACCATTTAACTAAAGGACATGAGTTAAGAGATTCTATGATTGGTGGAGCTTTAGGTGGAGTTGGTTTTAAAGCTATGGGTTCAGCTTTCTCTTTAAATTTTACAGAAAGAAGAGCAACTAAAAGAAATGATGCCATGTACACAGAATTTCTATCTTCTGTGGGTGCTAGAAATTATGAGGACTTACAAGCTATGTCTAAGATTGACCCTAAGAATAAGAAAGCCTTGTATGAACATAAGTTAGAAATGAGTAAAGCTAGTGTTTTTGAAGCTCTACAATATGACCAACTAAATAATGATGAGCAAGGATTTAATCTGCACATTGATAATTTAGAAGAGATTCAAAAAGCAATTGAAGATAATAATTTAGATTACTTAAGAGATGTAGTAGGAATTGAAAGTCAAGTTGATTTAGATTTTATGGCTGATAATGTTGATTCATTATTAGAAGAAGCTAAAGAAATTAAAGCTGACTACAGTAAATATCACAATAAGTTTAAAGGAGATGTCAACTCAGCTATGAATGCTGCTCATGCTGAAAGTGTAGTAAGGGATTTAAAAAAAGAAGGTTTAAGTATTAAAGAAGACTTAAAAGACTTTGAAAATGTTGACAAACATTATGCTGCTTTATCTGATATAGGTAAAGAGTATTATGAGTTGATGAATCAGAATACAGCAATGATTATTACTTCTGATAAAGGTCAAACCAATGCTAATATCGCTGGTAGAACTTCTGTTTTAAATGAAATGGAGAAACTTAAAGCTGACCCAGATTGGACTAATGGAGCTAAAGAACGTAGGTCTATGAATTTAATTGACAAAGCAACTCACTTAGGTCTTAAGATAGGAGAAATACATGCTGAAAAAGTATTAGACCAAGCAGAAACTCAGTTATTAGATTGGTCTAAAGAAGGGTTTAGAAAAGAACATAAAGTAAAAAAAGCTAAAGAAGCTATTGAAAAAGCTATTTCTGTAAAAGAAGTAGAAGCTGCTGCTAAAGTGCTTCCTGATACTGAAGAAAATAAAAATAAAGCTTCAAAGGCAAAAGCTAAAGCTATTAAGAAAGAAGAAGAAAAAGCAGCAGAAATTCCTTCTTCCGAAAAAGGAGTTCCTTTAAAAACTCCTGAAGAACCTGCTGAAATAGGTACTCAAGAATTTGGAGCTGAACCTCAATATGAGGTTCAAGAGCAAGAATTTTCTCCAGAAATAGTTATACAAGAAGAGATGTCTAATTCTAGAGAAAACATAGTAGAACTAGAAGAAGAAAATCTTAATTTAATTAACGAATTAAAAAGTATAGCAGAAGAATTAACTTCTGAGAAAGAAGCTAAAGTAGTTCCTGTAGTTGTAGAACCTAAATCAGGGTTAAAAGTAGTTGATGCTCCTAAGCCTAAAAAAGTAACTGCTTTAGAAGAAGCTCAAATTACAACTATTGAAAAAAAACGTGAAGAGATAAATGAAAAAACAATAGCTCTTAACAACGAACTTAAAGAACTTATTCAAGAACAGATTGATGAACAAGAAGCTATTGAAAAAATAATTGAACAGGAAATTATTGAATTAGCTAATATTAAAAAAAGAAATAATAATGAACGTGTAGAAGAAGATGTTGACGAAAGTACTGATGAAGAAACAGCAGAGTTTGACAAACATTTTAAAGGATACTTAAAAGAACAAAACATACCTGATTCTGTAATTGAAGCATTACCTAATAACATGACTGTAGATAAAAAGTTATGGATGGTATTTAAAGAAAGGGATTCTTTTTTAGAGAAATTAGCAGATGTAATGTTATCGCCAGAATCAGATACTCTTGATTCTGATGGAAATTCAATTAGAAATCCTTTTTCAAGCAAACGTTCACTTGGTTATGAAATTGCTAAAGCTGCTATAGCACCGATGATAGAAACTGCTATGGCAGAAGCAAAAGATGAAGCAGGTTATAGAGTTAATAGTAAAGTTCTTAAAGAGCTCGTTAGTTTTAATAGACTATTAGAGGACTTGAAAATAAACATGACTAATAGTGAAAAGAAAACTAGTTTAAGAAAGCTTAATTTAGTAGAATTTCAAGCAGCTTTTATTAGCGATTCTGAATTTAGAAAATGGGTAGTTAATACTTTAAATAAAAAAGAAGATAAAAGTTTTATAAATAACGTTATTGATAGTATACTTGCTATCTTAGGTTTAAATAAAGATACTGACAATTACGAACAGATTAAAAACGATATACTTAACTCTATCGATGTTGTAGTAGGTGGTGCAAAAGAGTTTAATCAAGGATCTAAAATCATACTTGTTGATGGTGAATTTACAAGCGAAAAAGCTGAAGAGTTATCACTTGAAAAACAAACACGTAGAGATAATGTAAAAGAACTTTCTAATGAACGTGAGGCTATTAATAAACAAAAAAGTGATCTTGCTATTGAATTAAAGAACGCTGAAAATCAAGCTACAAAAGTAGAGTCTTCTGTAGAAAAAGTTGATACACAAAGTATTGAGAGATTTCAATTACCAGGTCAAGCTGTACAATCTACTTCTGAAACTAAAACAATGGATACTCCTAAAGGAACTCCTATGTTTTTACCTGCTCCTAATGGAAAAGGTGAGTTTACAGTTAAAAATGGACAAAGCTCTCCTAAATCAGGAGCTAGTATTTGGAAGCTATTTGTTGATGGAGATACCGCAGAGTTTGAATTTCATAATTCACCTACGACTTTTACTGCAACTTTAAATGACCCAGGAAATAGAGTAGAGCCTGTTTCAAACACTATAGGTAATTACGACTCTAAAGCAACTAAAATTGTAACACGTAAAAGAGGTAAGCTTAGAAAAGTAAGAAATGCAGAAGGAAAAGATGTTTGGGAATTAGTAGAAAAAGCTGAAATATCTTATGGAGAATTAAATTCTAAAGATGAGTTACCATTAGGATTAAAAGAAAATTTACCTTCAGAAGCTGAAAATAAATTAAAACAAACTGTAAAAAGATTTTACAGTTCTACTAAAAGAAAAATAGGGTATGCTCCTGATTTTCAAGAGTTTATAGAGATAATTATTGAATTAAATAATGAAGAGTTTGCTGATTCTATGTTTGAGGCTTTGAAAATAGGATGGGAAGCAAATAATTACCCTTCTATGGATTATGTAGAAGTTTATGATGACATATTTAATGGAGGAAGTTTAAACTCAATTAATAATAACTTAATTACTTTATCTACTCAAATACTTAGTGATAGAGAGATAGCAGAGTATAACTCCGACAATGATAAAAAAATTGAAAAAAGTAATGAAGTAGTAAAAGCTTTGCCTAATGGTAAAAAGCAAGTAGTGACTATAGATACTGGATTAGAAGAAATATCTTTTAATGCTGTTTACTTATCTATACCACATAAATTAGTACAATTTGAATCAGGAGAATGGGGATTTGTCTATACATCTAATGAGTTAAATTCAGAAGATGATATTAAACATCAAGAATTGTTGACAAAAAATGGAGTTAAAGAAGGAGATGAATTGCACATTCAAATTTCTCCTAATGCTCTTGGTACCTCTATAAACAAATTTGATGAAAATGGGATACCTAAAGAAAGTGAAACTTTTCAAAACTATGTTACAAGAAACAACATAGTAGAAGGTTCTGCTGAATGGTATGCTAGAGTACCTATGATGGCTTACAATAAGAATGGAGACCCTGTCTTTATGATTAGAGAGCAAGATTGGTTTAATGAGTGGAATGTACAAGGAGAAGATAGTAAAGATGTACAAGCTCAAATTGAAAAAGGTAAAAAAGAAATAAACTCTTTAAGAAAAGCTGTATCTGGCAATGGTTCTTTGTCTATTACTGTTTCAGGAAAGACAATAGGAACTGCTCCACAAGTTGTTGTGACAGAAGATAATCCTCAAGGTATCAGACCTTTGTCTACAAAACCTAACTCTGTTGTATCATTTGTAGATGGTTCTGGAAATTTTGTAATTGGAAATAAGGTCATCAATAAAGAAGAAGTTGATACTCATAACAAACCTTTTCCTCCAGGAGCTTATATGGAGTTATTAGAAAAACCTGATGGAAGATATATTGCTCAGTACTTATTACCACAAACACTTGGAGATAATGTTAGTCTTTTAAACATGATTTCAGGATTGATGGCTCAATTTACTTCTACAGCTTCTAAAGAAAGCAAGAATGCTGTGGGGAAAAAATTAGCAAAGCTTACAGAAGGCTGGTTTCCTCAAGGTATAGCAGAATTAAATACAAATCCAAAGACTTTTAATGACTTCTTGCTTAACTTTGTTAAGTTAGGAGGGTCTCGTGTTGTAATAAACGAAAATAATATAAAAGGTTCTAAAACTGATAAAGTTGGTACTCCTGCTGAGAAAAGAAGATACAGAGCAAGAAGAATTAATGCTATTAATGATGCAGCCACTAAGTTGTATGGACCTAAAGTTTTAAAAAATGGAGAAGATATTATTTTTTCTCAAGATGGTGGATTTTTCGTAGTTTACAGAGTAGTCAAAGCAGGAAAATATGTTGCACAGACTAGAAAAATAGGTCCAAATAAAAAATATCCTGACACAGACAAAAGAGTAGGTTATTACTATGATAAGAATACTTTTATTGGTTCAGAAGATTTTAAAGCTTTACTTGCTGATATGAAATTTAATCCTTCGAGAACTTTGTTTGAGAACATGGATTCTCCAATGATTACACAAGGTGAATCAGGTCCTGCTTTTAAAAGAGAAGGTACAATGAAAGATGTATTAGGAGCATCTATGGCTTCTAGTTATAATTCTTTTCAATTAGGAGGTGAAACAATTAATTTTGTACAGCCAAAGATAAGTTTTAAAATATCAAAGAATCAATCTCAAATTGACAAAGAAGGAGCTGTTGCTCAGGTTAAGAAAGAGAAAAAAGATACAGTAGAAAAGAATTTAAATCAGCCTACTATTGTAGAACCTGAAATTGTTTCCCCAATAGTTGTTATAGAGCAGACAGAAGAGACTGTAGTAAAAGAAGTAGAGGGTAAGAACTTAAGTGTAGAAGAAGAAGTTATGACCACTACTACAATAGCTTCTGCTCTTAGAGAAGAAGTTATAGAAGAAACAGATATTGACAATGTAGAAGAGCTTATAGACAGTTTATATAACTCTATGACTTCAACTACAGTAATAGAAAATGACAATGCTGTAACAGGATTATCCATAGAACAGACTTCAGATTTAGTAGATTATTTAGTTCATGGATTTGCTGAATATATAACTGATGAAGAAGCTGTTACAAAAAAACTTCTAATCGAAAATGTAGCTGAAGATTTCGATGAAGTTATTAACAATAAAGAAAATGAAATTGAAGCTTTAGAAAGCAGGTTATCCGAAGTAGCAGACTCAGAATCTTTAACTACTAAAATAAATGAGTTAAAGAATATTATTGATATTGTTAGAAATAACAAAGAGGAGCTATTAGAGAGAGCTGAAGCTAAGTTTAACAAGTTTGTAGATATATCTACAACCAACCAAGAAGAAGTCCTTGACACAGATGATGTAGGGGAAGATAAAGTATTTGATAAAGGAGCTGTAGAAATGAATCCAAAATCAAAGTCTTCTGCTAAATTAAAAAGATTCATGTTTGGTATCCAAGATAGAATTGGAAATAAAACTAAGAAAGGATTTTTAGGAGTTATTAAATACAAATCTTTTGATGAAGTATATGACATGACTTTAAGTACTTTAAATCACCCTGATGGTTTATTATCAAGTGTAGATGTCTTATTAGAAAGGTTAAAAGAGAAAGGGGAGTCTGACCCAACTATGAAACAAGTTCATGACAAGTTATCTGAAAGTGATGAAGGTGTTCAAAATATGTTTGGATATGAGATGACTAAACATACTTTAAAAATGCAATTTGTTTCTTATCAAAAAGGGCAAGGTAATGAGTATGATGTTAAAATATTTGACACAAATTCTAGTGACATTATTAAAGTAATAAGAAAACACTTTTTATCAGAGTTTGAAAATTCTGCATTAGTAGAGTTAAATAAAGAAGGAAACACATCTATTAATAAAGAAAAAGCAAAAAGACTTCAAGATTTAGGAGAAAAATTTGCTAAACAAGTTAAAGATAGTGGAGGATTTATTTTTGATAAAGAAGGTTTTACTCCACAAGGAATTAAAATTGCAGAGTTAGTAGAGTTTCTTAATGGGTTTGGTCTAATACTTAATCCTGAATCATTAAGTCATTTAATTAACAAAGGTTGGTTTTTTGATAGCGAAGATGGCTCTAAGAAAGTGACTTTTGAGAGTATGTTCAGAGTTAGTGGGAACACTACAGGAGTATTTGGGTATTTAACTAATTGGCTACAAGGGTTAGAAAAAAGAGATTACACTGCTTTTGAAAGCATAGATGATGCAAATCATCCTTTCTCTGATATGTCCAACATATTGAAGGGGTTAATTTCTTTAGAAAGAAAGTACAACACTTATCCATCTCCAAGTGTATTCAGAGATGCAGGTAAATCAGTGTTTGGGTTTACAGCTACTACAGTGGCTACTGATACAGCTCAGAAATTGACACATAAAGGAGATTATGGAGATAAGTATAGAAATATGTTGCATGAAAAAGCATTTAACAATACTTCTTATATTCTTGAAATGTTAAGAGAGAAAGACTCTCCTTTAAGAGATAAGTTTGAAGTAAATCATCTAGGTTTAACAGCATTAAAACAACTTAATGCTGACTTATTTGGAGATGCAGGTGTAACAGATTTATCAGCTATTGACCATGATTATACTAAATTAGGTGCTTTTCAAGACACTAAGCAAGGTAGTATAAAAAGTCCTTTTAAGAATCTTCCTATGAGGATGGCTACTATGTTTTTTCCTAATATGTCTGATAAAACTCAGATGATGATTATGAAAACAGGTATATTTAATATAACTGATAAAATAGTACAAGTTAAAGATAACAAAGCTATAGCATCTAAAGAGATGATAGAAATGGCTTACAGAACCTTAGTTCTATCTGAAGTTCAAAGAATGGTTGACTTTAAATCTAAAGGAGCTAAAACAGATATTAAAGGGTATGATGCAGGAGCTTATTTATTTTTAATGTTTCCTGAAATTAATAAATTAAAACATAATGGTAAAACATTTGCTCAGATACTAGATTTAGATGAAGCAGGTAATATAGATGTAAAATTCTTTGAAGACAATTTCAAAAGCAAAGCCTTAGTGTCTTTAGAAGGATTAGTTGACCAAGAGTACCAAAATACTCTTGATAGTTTTAGAGAAAATGAGTATATCTCTGTTGACCCTAAAACTGGTAAAAATGTTTCTAAATTAGATAAATTATATTTAAGTAGTAGAAGTTCAGATTTTAACAAAGCTATTCATATAGCTGCAATGGATTTCTCTTTTAACAGTTTAATTTCTAATGCTAATATATTTCAATTGTTTTCAGGTGACCCTGCTTTATATGCTAAAGGAAATATCAACAAGTATTTTGATTCTCCAGGAGTACTAAGAGCAGAACATGTAAATAATCCTAGAGTATTTGATGAGATATCTAAGTCTTTAGATGGAAACATGGATAAGAGATTAGCTTTACTAATTGCTCCAGGTTCTAAGTTAAGCAATAGTGTTGATGATTCTTATGACCAAATTATGTTACATGATTGGGTTGCAATTACAGAAAATGTAGAGTTTCTAGTAGAATTAGAGTATGGCACCGAAGAGAGAGCTGCTGCTAAGAAATTAGTAGACGATTATAAAAATGCACAAAATTCTACTGATAAAGTTAAAGCTGAAAACATATTAAAAGAAACTTATCCTGAATTAGACAAGTATTTTGAGATTGAAGGAGCTGATGCTCAAGAGTACACTACTGCTGAAGAACATCTTAATACTCTATACAGACAAGGTAGAGTAACCAAGAAATTGTATGACAAATCAAAAGAAAAAATAAGAAATCAAGTAGCAGCTGAAGCTGAAGGTAGAGAAATAAATAAAAAAGATTTACTAAGTCATGCTTTAGTTAAGTTAATGATGCAACCTATTAAGCCTGTTTATACAGGAATGATAGATGACACTATTAATGGAGTTGCAAGAACTATGTACATAAAATCTTCTTCTTTCCCTCTATTACCTCAATTAACAAAAGGTAAGGAATTAGATAAAGTAAGAAGATTACTAGAAAAAAGAGCTTATACTAAAGGACCTGATGGAAAGATTCAATATAAAGGAGTAAGAGCTTCTTACCAATCTGCAAACAAAGTAGGTTCAACTAGTAATGCTTTGTCAATTTTAAATCCTGACAATACAGTAAGAGATGTATCTCAACTAGAGATTGATAAAGCTACTGTTTCTTTAGATAGAAATAACTTTAGAATTCAAATGGATGTACCTATGAAATCATTAAAATCTAATGATGACAAAGTATCACAGGGTTCTCAAGTATTAAAACTATTAATGGGAGATGGTCTTTCTCAATTAAAGACAAAATTATTTGATGGACCTGCTATTAAAGAAGAATTTGATGGATTATACAATGAGTACATAGATAATGTAATTCAAGATTTGTATGAAGAAATTGGTCTTCCTAAAAGTGGAGAAATTGAAAGTAAAGAAGACTATCAAAAAGTTTTAACTAACTTACAAGAATTACTTATTAATGAAGCTAAAGACAGAGGATTCTCAGAAAACTCTATTGATGGGTTAGAATTAAAAACTGAAAAAGATAGTAAAGGAAATATAATATCAATAGAGTTTGAAGTTCCATTGTGGTTGTCACCTGATAGTAATAAGTTTGAAAGTTTAATGAATGCTATTGTAAATAATAGAATAAATAAAATTAAGCTTCCAGGTTCTAGTTATGTAGCTGCTTCAGAAGCAGGTATGAAGATGATTGATTATGATACTTATTTTGACAGAGGTGCAGTTGATAATACTCAAGAAAAGGGTTTTTCAAGACTTGAAATTGAAACACCAAAAGTACAGAAATCTGACTTTGATATATTAAGAGCAATAGCTGACGAAAAAAACTCTTCTGTTGTAGGTCTTAGAAACACTGAATTAAAAGATTATATTGAAAATAATGAAAGTACTATAACAGAAATAATTCCTAATACTACAGGTGGTAATTTTAAAATATTATTTAAGAGAGCATCAGGTACTTGGATGGCAAAGTTGTCTTACAATCCAAAAAAAGATAAACCTTTTTCTTACACTCTTTATAAAGATGAAGGTAAAAACGGAGAGGAATCTTTTATAAGCTCTTCTAAGATGTCAGAAGAGTTTATGTTGAAAAGTATAGAAGCTGCTATACCAAAAAATCTTCTTGAATCTATGAAAAAAGATTTAAAAGAAACTCCTTCTCAAAATAGTTTTAATTTAAATTCAATAGATTTTAAATACACTGAAAGCATAGATAAAAAGTATGGAATAAAAGAAACACTAGGTGATATTATAAAGAAAAATAGAAATCAAGAACAAGCACCTACAAAAGTTGAAGGTAAAGATACTGAAATAGAGCAAAAAGATAATGTAGAAGTTGTAAAAAGATATTCAAATTCAGATGTAAAAGCTAATCCAGATAAAATATACATATTTGGAGATAACAATAAAAGAAAAGGTACAGGAGGTCAAGCACAGATTAGGAATAATGAGAATGCTTTTGGGATTTCTACCAAAGTTGCTCCTAATAACAATGAAGAAGCATTTATGTCTGATGTTGATGATGGTTCTATGAACAGTTGGTATGAAGCCAATATAAAGATTATTGAAAAGGACATACAAGCTATTAAAACTGATGGAAGACCTATAGTATTTCCTAAAGATGGCTTAGGTACAGGTTTAGCTAAGCTTAAAGAAAAAGCTCCTAAAACTTATGCTTATTTAAAACAAAGATTATTAGAAGAGTTTGGTTTTGATAATGATACAGGAATTTATGAAGGTGTAAAAAAAGATACTCAAAAACCAGCTTTAATTAAAGGTGTTTCAGAAATATTCAATTCTAATTCTGAATTATCTTCTATAGGTACAGAAGAAGAGTATAATGACTATGTAAGTAGTATATTCCCTGACAGTAAAGTAAAAGAAGTAGTCTACCATGGTAGTAAAAATAAAATTGAAGGAGATTTAAAGCCCTCTCAAAAAGGGACATTTGGAAAGGGTGTTTATTTTACTTCAATTAAAAAAGGAGCTACTGACCTTAGTTATACAGAAGACCAATTAGATATATTTGGATTTCCTAATGAAGAGGAAGTTACTACTCCAAAAGGTTCAGTAACTGCTGCAATTATTAATATTAAAAATCCTGCTAAAGCCACAGAAGTTAGAGGAGGGTTAGAGCAGGTAATTGTTAATAATACTTACATTGATATTGATAAGATTGGACAAAATACTAAAAATAATGATGGTGTAATAGGGGAAAGAGAAGGGAAAACAAACACAGGTACTGAATACGTTGTTAAATCTTCACCTCAAATTCATATATTAGGTTCTGAAAAAGACATAGAAAAGTTTAAAAATTATAAAAATAATTCACAAGCACCTACAGAAGTTGAAGGTGATGCATTACCTGATAATTCTACAGGAAGAACTCAACTATTCCCAGGAGTCTATGCTAATGAAGGTCAAGAAGCTGCTTTAAAATCTATGAGAGAGTTTTTAGACTCTGACGAAAAGATTTTTGTATTAACAGGAAGAGGAGGAACAGGTAAAACTACTATAATTAAAAAATTAGTTAATAACAGACATACCTTATTTCTTGCTCCTACTCACAAAGCTAAAACAGTTTTAGCAGAATCTGTTGGAGTAAGAGCTAATACTCTAGCTTCTTCATTAGGTATTAAGTTAGATGAAACTACAGGTAAATTTAAGTTAGATATTTATGCAAGAAGACAAGATGGAGAATTTTTAGCTATAAAACAATATAATCTTATTGTATTAGATGAAGCATCTATGGTTTCTGATGAGTTGCTAAAACAGATTAAAAAAGACATGAATCCTGATGCTAAAATTATCTTTATGGGGGATAATGCACAACTACCTCCTGTAGGACAAAGCAATGATTCTAAAGTTTTTGAAGAAAGTGTTGGAGCTAATTTATCAGAAAGAATGAGACAAGATGAATTGTCTCCAATTATACCTTTGTCTGATATTGTAGCTAATAATGTAGAATCTGAATCTCCTAAAACAAGAGTAATTGAGGAAAGAACTAGTAAATTTAATGAAGATACTAATGAAGGTGTTTTATTCTTTAAAGATGAATCAAAAGTTTTAGAAGAATTTGCAGAAGATTTTAAAGAGAATCCAACTTCTACTAAACTTGTTACATTTAATAATGAAAATCACACTAGTTCACAATCAGTTAAAAACTTAAATGATAAAGCTAGAGAGATATTATATGGTAAAGATGCTCTTTCAATAGTAAAAGGAGAACAAGTGGTGTTCTACGATACTTTAATGAAAGATAAAGAAGTAATAGTTGAAAACTCTACTGATTTTACTATTTCAGAAGTTGGGGAAGTTTTTGATAAGATTCAAAATTTTTCAAGAACTACAAGAAAAGGGACTACTTCTACAAATTTAAAGTATAAAGCAGTAAGAGTCACTATGGTCAATAATATGACTAATAAGGAAATTACTATTGAAATACCTATTCCTGAAGAAAAAAATAGACTTAAAAATGAAGTACAAAAGTTGTTTAAAGGAGATAAAAACTTAGGTATTGATAAAAATCCTGCATTAGCTTATACAGTTTCTGCTCAGTTGCCAAATTTACAATATGGCTATGCTATAAATTCTCATAAAGCACAAGGGTCTACTTATAGAAATGCTTATGTAATGGAGGATAATATATTAGGTAGCACTAATGGTGGAACTAGTAAAGCTAAAAATCAATCTTTATATGTAGCTATTTCAAGAGCAAGTCATAAATTAGTAGTACAATCTAAATTAAATAAAACTTTAGATAAAGCTAATGTTGAAAAACTTGAACCATCACTACCTAGAGTTAAAAAACAAGAACAAAAGTATCAAAACACAGAAGTTGATACTCAACTTGAAGATACTAAGACTGACTTTAGTGATAAGTTAGAATCTTTCATAGAAAGTATTTTACCTGACTGGATTCAAAATTCTAACAATAAAGCAATTTTAGCAGCAGAATTTAAATCTCTACAATTGTTTTCTGTTGAAGAATCAAGTTTAAAAGATAGAATTAGTTTTGGGAAAGAAGCTGAAAAACTATTAAAAGAAGGTCAAAAAGATAAAAATCCTTTTGAAGGAGTTACTTTTGAAAGCCAAATTCCTAATTTATTATATAATGCAATATCAGGTAAGTTAGCAGAAAATGGTATATCTGAAAGTGATTTATTTTTTAATATATTTGGGACTGAGACCAATACTAAAACTACTCCACAGCAAGAAAAAATTGAAGAAGCAGATGATTTAGTAAAAGATGAGATTTTAAACAAAAAGAAACCTCAAATTCAACCTTCAAATACAGGTTTTCAAACTAAATTAAAAGATAATCCTTCAAAAAAACCTAGTGACCATGTTGTTTATACTTCAGCTTGGGAAGGAGAATTGAAAGCTGCTGAGTTTTATAAAGATAAGAATGGTAAAATAATAGGGCTTAAGAAAGCTCAAATAATGGTTGGTCCTAAGTTCAGAGATAACGATGGAAAATTAATTGAGTTAATATTTGCTGATGGAACTCCTAATCCTCTTTACGTAGAGGAAAAAGGTGGTAAAATGATGTTAAAAGATAGTATTTCTAAAGATTTATTATCTATAACTTCTTTTAGAGTTCCAACATCTTCTCATCAATCTATGACTCAATTAGAGATTGTAGGTATCTTACCTTTTGAAAGTGGAGATATTATGATAGTCCCTAAGAACCTTACAGTTCAAAAAGGATTAGATTTTGATGTAGATAAAGAAACTACTTATCATTTAAGACATGAAGTAGATTCTAGTGGTAATATAAAACCTATTGATGAAATCTATTCTTTAGAAGAGATTAATAATAAATTGGCAGGTAACTTAAAATTAAAAGATAGAAAGAAATTAAGAAAACTTAAAAAGAAAATTCTTGAAAATAAGATAGTTAGAGTTTATGGTAAAGTATTAGGTAATGCAGAACCTGAAGTTCAAAAAAGAATTAATAAGGTATTATCAATGGATATTGCTAATAGTCAAGCAGAAATGATTGACACCTTAATAGCTGACAAGTCTAGTATGTTTACATTAGCTTCTCCTTCTCATCAAAGAAGAAAAATGGAAGCAGGTAGCTCAGGAAAACTAGCAATTGGAGTTTACTCTAATATGGTTACTTTCCACTCTATGGTTCAACAATCTAGTTCAAAAAAACTAGGTAGTATAAAAATTAAAGTTTCCTCGAAAGAAGAAAATACTAGAATATTAAAAGATGACCCTATTGTCTTTGGTAATACAACTAGTGATGGTTTCTTAGGTAGAAGTGATACTTTGTCTAGTAGTGTACTTCCAAAAGCTGTTGCAGATAAAATCAGAAGAAGTAACACAGATGTATTAGCAGAAAGACAAAATATTGCTACAGATAATGTAAAAGAGCAAGTATTAGGTAGAGTCAATATTAATTCTCAAACTATTAACGTAGATGCGTTATTAGTAGGTTTAGGTATTGATATGGATGCTTGGGAAATTACTGAAGAAGAATTTAAAAGCAATAAAAAAAATACCATTAAAGTAGGTGGCAAGTACTATAAGAAAGGTAATATTCCTTTTCTATTTCTATCTCAACCAATAATAAGAGAATATGTAGCAGGATTAACTGCATTAAGTTCTCAAACTAAGGACTTCACAGCAGATGCTAAAGAAGTATTTATTGATGGTTTAAGAGAAAAGTATGGTATAGAAGTGGGTAATGTCCCTGACTTATCAGGAGAGTCATTATACAATAATCTTACTAACCCTGAGAATGAAACTCAGGTAGCAGTGTTGAACATGTTTCTAAAACTTGATGAAAAAGCAGATTCTATAAGAACATTACAATCTCAATTGAATGCAAACAAAGGTTTGGGTAAATCTAGATTAGAAGCTTCTGATAAATATGATGGATTAGGAAACATTGTTGGTAGATATAAACCAATGGAAGGAGTTTATTTAGAAGGATATGAAGCTTTATTTGGTCAAATTGAAACTTTACAAAAAAATGATGGTATAGAAAAAGTAAGACAACTTAAAAAAGATGGGTACAGAGAGTTTAATGGTGTTTTTATAAAACCTAGTAATCCAATGTCTAAGATGATAGTAGAAAGTGCTTTTGTAGCTCAGAAACTATGGTCAAGATTTTTTGTATATGATTCACCTGAAGTTAAGCAATACTTTAATAAATTACTTAAAATAAGTAAAACAAATGCTGAAAGCGATTTTGCTGTAACAGAATTTAAAATAAAACTGTTAAAAGAGATTAAAAAGTATTTTAATTCTCATAGTAAAAACAACATTTCTCCTGAGAATGCGAGTAATAAAAGAGCAGAATTATTTTTAGATACAAACTCTAATGAGTCATTGGCTAAATATTTATTGACTAATCTTAAAAATATACCAGCTTTAAAAGAAAACAAATTACTAGGAAGATTTACCTACAAATTAGGTAAGAATGGTGGTCCATCTTTGTTAGAATTTAACAATGCAGTTGGAGAAGCTTTTGATGACTCTTTATTATACGCTTCTTTACCTATGCTAGAGAATCAAAAGAGTAGTATAGTATTACCAAAGAGAAATGGTAAAGATTATACAGTGGATATGTTGATTGATGACTTGATTCAGTATTCTTTATTAGAAGGTGGTGTTCAAGAAGCTATTCAATTTATTAAATATATTCCTGTAAACTTATTGAAAGAAAGAGGTTTCTCTCAGTATTTTAATACTATGGACAGTAAAGATTTTTTAAATGATTTAAGTAATTTTGAAACTCAATTCTTTCAAAATAATCCTAAGTTGTTGTCTAAAATTCAACCTAAAGATTTAAAGAAAAATAAAGATGGAAGTTTTTCTATAGAAGATAAAAATTCTATTTTAAGTTTGTTTGGAGGTACTGGTTTTGTAGCTATGTATGACAAAAGTATCAAAGCTCCGAAACAAAAGTATAGAATATTTATGCTCCAAGAAGAGAAGTATATTGAAATACCTGTTTTAGGTACTTTTGGTATGTCAGAATATTCTCCTAACACAGTGGGTTACTCTGAAACTATCTTAGGTAATACTAAAAATAAAGTTAAACCTGTTCCTAAATTAGCTCCAAAAGCAGTTGTTCCTCCTGTGGTAAGAGTAAAACCTAAAGAGAAGTCAGAATACATAGGAGAGGTTAAAAAGTTAGAGCAAAGTATTAGAAATGGTGGAGGTTTGGTTGATTACTTAGAATCAGCTAAAAACTATGATGAAGTAAGTGAATCAACTAGAAGCCTTATTGAAGCTATATCACCGTTCTTAAAAGGTATTAAAGTAGGAATTGACCCTAATCTTCAAACAGCAGGATTTGCTACTCCATCTAGTGTGGCTGGTAAAGCTTCTTTAAAAATAAGCTCAAATATGAAAACTATGAGTAATCGTAGTAGAGATTATTTTCTAAGAGTCTTACTTCATGAAAGTATTCATATTGTGAGTGTTGATTATTTAAATACTCAGTTTGATATAGAAGACGGTATTACTATAGCTAAAAATGCTAGTATAGAAGCTGTTACATTGTTAAAGTTATTTAATGAAGCAATTGATAGTAAATCTGCTACATTTGGTGTGGAATTACAACAGTTTAGAGCTGAGTATAACAGAAGAAAAAACTTAAGAGCAGAAGGTAAGCCTTTATCTGAGTACAAATTTCCTGATAATAGTAAAGAGAAAACTTATCAGCAGTCTATTGATAAATTCTACCCTTTTTACAATATAAAAGAATTTGTAGCAGAAATGTTTACTAAAGAATCTTTTAGAGATGAAATGAATAATGTAAGATCAAAAGTGTCTTTCGGAGTGTCTTTTGGTGAAGATTTTTTAAAGTTAATTGCAAAACTTTTAACTAAAATTGGATTAAAAAGGTTAAACAAAAACACTGTTGCTTATAATACATTTATAGTTTCTTCAAAACTATTTACAGTAGATAATCAATTAAAAGCTAAATGGTTTCCTGAAGAAAAAAATACTGCTTTTGATAAAATAGAAAATGATGCAGAAATTGAAGCTATGATTAATGAAGCTAGAGCAGAAGAAGAAATTATATTCGAGGAACCTGTTGCTACTGAGTATTATATAAATGAAGGAAGAGCTGTTGAAAGTGATAGTTTAGAGGAATCTAACTTAGACTTTATAATAGCAAAAGGTATTGAAGGTGGTACTTTTCCAATGAATAAAACTACAGTACAGCAAGTCATAGACGGTGATAAAAAATTGACTATTAGAGGAATTGAATGGAGTAAGCTTAATAAACCAGGAATATATCCTGTAGAACACAATGGAGAAACTAGATATTTTTATATATCTTCTTTAGCTTATGATAAAGTTCAAACTTTAGCTAGTTACATCAAAACAAATCCTGGATTAACCAAAGAAAAAATCATTGAAGATTTTAATGTATCTTTGGAGGACATCCATAATAGTGGTGTAAAAAAATTCTTAAGTGGAGATAACAAAGTTCAAAAAAACTTGATGAAAGTAATAGATATTACTAAAGAGTTTAAGAACAGAAAAGCTCAAGAAACTTTAATTAATTGTGATTAAAACCAAAAATATATATAAAGATGGCTTGTAGTTCATTACAAAACTTAAAAAGACAGCTTATCAACAAAGGTTTGATAAGCTTAGATAACACAATCAAGGATGATGTAGCTTTAAAAAAGCTACATCAATTATCAGAGAGTTATAAAATTGCCTCTGAAAAAAAGTACAAAGTTACTGGAAATTTATTTTCAATTTCAGAAGGCAGAGTTGTGTTTCATAGTGCTATGTTTGAAAAAATTGATAAAGTAAAAGAGGCACTAGAGCCTTCTTTTGCTCCTGAGCAACAAGATGGTTACCAAGATTATCTTGAACAATCTATTGATTTTGATGTAGGAGGAGATTATATAGAGCCTAATTTTACTAAATATATTAGGTATAAAGAAAATCAAATTGTCAGAATTAAAGCTGCTTTAAACAAAGTCAGGATTAGTATTAAATCTGCTAAAGAAGATATCACAGAAACTAAGAAACTTAGAGCTCTAGAAAATGAATTAGATTTATTACTTAATGGAGACCCAGACAATAAAACCTTATCTTTAAGAGATAAGATTGAAGAAATGAAAGAAGATGGGTACTTGTCTGTAATGGAAGAAACTTCCAATAGAGATTTAGAATTAGCTGCAAAGCAAATTGAATCAGGTTCTTTTGATAATTTAAAAGCAGCTAGAGAAACTGTAGAGTTTTACTCAGCTTTAGGTAATTTTAACTTAGAAGATAACGACAACCCTATATTTAACTTTGATACAAGACAAATAAAAAGAAATGAAGATGGCTCCTTAGCTATTGAAGATAGTGTTAAGGAAACTTTGGGATTAATAGCTATTAAAGCAAACAATTTAGCTATTGATTTATCTGCAAAAGATAGAACAATGATTTCAGACCATATCATGAATTATGGTAAAGTCAAAAATTTAGGAGTAGATGTTGATTGGGAATACTTGTTCCCAAGCAAAGGAATGAAAGACATTGGAATCTATGACCTTCTGATGATGGATGTCACAAATGGTTTAACAAGCACAAATGGGTTAGTTCCTCAATACATGAGGTCTTATTTGGGAGATGTAATTGCTAAATCTAGTTATAGGTCTTCACAAATTGTTGGAGCATTAGAAGCTAAGGATAAAACAGGAAGAACTTTACAACAAAGAGTTAATAGAGCTTTAGTAAAGATTGATAAAAAGTACAAAATTGGTCCAAGAGGAGCTTCTTATGACTTTTTTAGACAAAGGGATAGTAATGGTAGCTACACAGGAGCTGTTGTGGAAAGATACTCTTCTAACTACGAAAGTAGTTTTTTTGAAGCTGCTAGTAGATTTATCAGCAAAAGAAAGCAAGCTTTTGCTTCAGTAGCAGGAGGAGATATAGAGTTGAGAGCAGCTTCTAATGGTATGAGAGATTGGATTAAAGACAATGCAATTTTAGTAAGACCTGAAGTTTTCTCTGAAGTGTATGGAATACTTGGGTTAGCTGTCCCAAATATTGATAGTACATATTCAGATTCCATGATAGACAAGTTGGGACAAAAGCACTATGAAGATATTAAAAAAGAGGTAATCAGGAAAGTAAAAGAATTTAAAGTAAAAAAAGAAGTTTATTTAGATTCTCTTTTAGAAAAAGAAAATGTCAAAGATTATGATTCTTTATCTACTAAAGGTAAGAATTTCTATACTTTTTGGGATAAAAACAACAATCCATTAACTGCTTCTAGAAACTTTTATCAGAGTAAAGCAAACACATTAGGTTCTTTGCAATTTAATACTATAGTTCCTAACCCTAAAGTTGAAGGTCATTATGATAGTGATTTTAAAACTATAGAAGGTAATAAGGATTTATCAGATTTCTATGAAATATTAGGAGCATTTAAGGACCAAATAGAAGAGCTGCCTACATCTGTAAAGAAAAAGATATTAAGAAAAGGTATCCCTCACATGCAGCAGTCATTAATAGAGATATTAACTGACCCAAATACAAAAAGATTAGCAAAAGTATCAAAAACTTTTAGAACTATCCTTGATAGTATTATTGAGATGTTCAGAGAGATAAAGCAAAGTGAAAAACAAGTAGGATTAGTTAATCCTTTAACAGGTAAGCCTGACTATAAAGTATCTGATGACTTTTTAAAGAATAATAAAGAAGAAATACAAGTCACTTATGACACTATGATGGCTAAAATAGCTATGGTAACATCCTCTGATGTACTTGTTAATCAGTACAACATGGATTTAAATGAATTAAGTGTTGATGCTAAAGGTAAAGTATTAAATGTCTTAAAAGAGCTATATGGAGTTAATACTGATGCAGAATTACAAGCTAGACTACCTAATGAGGATTTGTCAGGAAAGATAGAATTGTCAAAGCTGATTAAAGCAGGTGCTACACACAGAATAGTAGCAGATGAAAGTGTGGATTTACCTAAAATCATTAAGTATTACACTAAGATGATTAGTGTTTATCAAGCAAGAAATTTAGCATTACCTATGCTTGAAGCTATTAAAAAAAGATATGAAAATGTATCTGATACTGCATTAACTAAAGAAGGAAAAAGTATTAGTAATGTAAATAGAGAAGGAAAAGAAGAAGCTAGAGTTGGTGTAGTTGGAAAAAGAGCTAATGCTATAAAGCAAATGGATAGTTGGTTTGAAAGAGCAGTTTTAGGTAATTACGGTTCTAAGTCTGAAGTAGGAGATTTAATTACGAGTAAGAAAGCTTTAACTGCAAAAGAAAAAGAAATTGAAGCCTTGTTAATAAGTCAAGAAAAACAAATTCAAGAAGAGCTTGATAAACTTTTATTGGAAAAAGCTGATATTACTGAAGAAGAAGATGTTTTTGATGCTTCAGACAGAGAAGGAAGTATAACTTTATTAAAAGGAGCTTTAGATAAAAACCATAGAAGACAAGAAAGATTGGGAGGTAATTTATCTGTTAAAAAAGGGTTAGACCAAATGTTTAACTTAGTGAGATTTCTTGGACTTGGGTATAATATAAATTCATATATTACTAACTTTATGGAAGGTCAAAGCTCAAACTTGATTGGGGATTCTTCTGGAGATTATTGGGAACCAGGCTTAATTTACGAAGCTAATAATATTATAAAAGGTTCTTTTTTAAAATATGCTTCTTTTAACAATGTGGTAACTAAAGGTGCTGCAATTACTAGAATTTGCATGGACAGATATGATACACTACAAGATCAAACTAATGAGTTACAAAAAGCTTCAAACAATTCAGCTATTGCTAGTATAAACAGGTTATCTCCTTACGCAGGAACTCAAAGAGTGGAGTATTTGAATCAAGCACCAGTTATGGTAGCTTTATTACTAGATACAAAAATACAAGGAGTAGATGCAGAAGGAAAAGAAATTACTTCTAGTGTATTTCATGCTATGGACAAAGAAGGTAATATGATTGAAGGATTTAATAATGTAAAAAACAATGAAAATTGGGTAGATGGTGTGGGGCAAGATTACCTGGATTTTAAAGGAAAACTTGATAAATCTTTAGTAAATCTTCACGGAGATTATGATGCTTTAAGAGGAACTATGGGAAGTGAGTACATTTCAGGTAAAGCTGTCTTAATGTATAAAAAATGGTTGGCTAGACAAATCTGGGCAAGATTTGGAGTACAACAAATGGATTTAGAAGCAGGTATATCTGATTTTAAAGGTAGATATTTAAGTCATGACAAAGTAAGTGCTAGTATGCATGGAGCTGTGCTAGGGTTTGGAGGATTGGCTTTAATTGGAGCAGGAATTACAGGAATTGGGCTTGGTGCTGCTTCAGGTTATTTAGTAGGTAAACTATTACAAGATAAGCAAGGAGGAACAAAGTTAGGAGTTGTAGACTCTTTAAAAGAATTAACTTTTCTTACAGGTCAATTAATACTAAATCCTTTTAAGTTTACATTAAATAATATTACTGGTAAGCAAATCATAAAAGAAGGTAAGTTTGCAGACAATTTACCTGGCTATTCTAGTAGAGATGTTAAAAATATCAGAACTAATATTTCTGAAATGTCTTTAACTTTAATGTGGTTAGCAGGAATATTAGCTGCGAAAGCTTTACTATGGGATGACGAAGATGAAGAGGATTCTATATCTAGAGTGGCTCATAACTTGTTAGTCAATAAAATGATGGCTTTAAGTAATTCTTTAGGGATGTATAACAATCCTGAAACTATGATTAAAAACATAGGAGAACCTGCAATAGTCAGACTTTTTGTTAGTATTAAAAAAGTATGTAGTGATTTTAATGATTTGACTCAAGGAAATGATACTAATCTTAGTGGTACTCATGCAGGTCAATCAGGTCTTAAAAGAGAGTTAATTAAGTCTTTTTTACCTAATATTCTAAAAGGTCAGTTTGGATTTGAAAGTCAAATGAAAAAACAATTTGCTCCTTCTCCTTATGATGCTATGTTTTGGGGTGAGACTAAGATTTTTTTCAGGAAAAACAGAGAATTAAGAGCTGTTTATAAGTATCAATTAGAAAGACAAGGACATGATGATAAAACAACAGCAGAAGCTGTAAGAAGAAGGTTTCCTGGTAAAGAAAAGAAATACTCTCAAAAAGAATGGTTTGAAAAGATAAAAGGTAATCAAGCTATAGACATATCTTCTATAAGAAAGAATGCAAAAGGAGAAATAATTAAGCTTAAAAAGAGGAAAAAGATAAGATTTTAATGGTCAAGTAAAAAAGCCCGTAAGCAACCTATTATGGTTGTTACGGGTTTAAATTTTATGTGTTTTTAATTACTTATAGTGAGGGTGGTCTTTAATTTTACTAACATCAATAATTCCAATAGGACTATCTTTTTCTCTTACAGCAATTGATATATTTTTCAACAATTTTCTCCAACTAAATAATTTACCTTTTGCTATAATACATTCGTATTTTCCTTGAATTGAAAAGTTATTTATACCATCTATGTTATTTATAAAACTAGGAGTAATAATAAAATTTGTATGTAGTACAATCTTTTTATTTAAACCTACTTGAATTAATTCAACTAAGTATTTTGTTTCTTTCATATTATTCATTTTTTAAGATTGATTTTATTTCTATAATCCAAAAATTTTGAATTTCAGCCCAATAATCATTACTTTTAGCTTCTGGAGTTAAACTTTTTAAGCAATGTACAATATGTGAGGTTATTTCTACAATTTTTCTGTTCTTGTCTTTTAACAACAAAGAGCTTCTAAACTTGTACCCAAGATAGAAACTTAAACTAACTAATACAACTAGTAAAATAATAATAACTAGCAACCCACTTAAATTTAATAAATCCATAACTATTTATTTTCAATAAATCTAAAATAATACTTAAATTTATAGTATATGTGAATAAAATCATAATCTTCTTCAACTACTTCATTTTCTTCTAGAATAGAAAATTCTTCTTTTTTCAAAAGTTCATTTATAAGCATATCCTTAATAGAGGAGTTTATAAAATCTTCAGTGTAGTCTTTATAAACTTGTTTAGGAAAAGAAACTTTAAAAGCTCCTTCTTCCAGTTCTATATTATTAAGCACTATGCTTCCTGGAATTAGTTTGTTCTTTACAATTTCATTACCTGTTGCATCAAGCTTATTAAGTATTAAGTTTCTTAATTTATTCCACATACTAAAATATTTTATAACTAAGGTTGATACCTACTCCATAGGTAGGTTCTTGTTTATTACTAATTCCTCCAAACACTCCAATTCCTAAGTATATCTTTCTTTGTTTAGGTGGAACTATGAAAGTTTTTATTTTATCAATCTCAGCGTAAGGATTGTTACATTTAATTTGAACAAATTTCTTTTGTTTTAACTTTAGAAAGCCATATTTCTCAGTACCTTGAATTAAAGAGTAATCTCCATACACTTTTAAAGAATCAAGAATTAGAGTCTCTCTAGAGGCTCTAATAAGCCCTGAGTACCATAAATTATCAAGCTTACCTTCATAAGTAGGGTATACAAATACAGTATCATTAACAACTTCATATTCAACATCAGTGATATCAGTAAAAATAGTATCATTAATAATATTAGTAGTAGTAAAGTTAGTGACACTACCTCCTTTTTTAAGCTCTTTCTTAAACTGATTTACAGTAATAATAAGTTCTTTAATTAAAGAATCTTGTGTTTTTAACTTTTTTAACTCTCTTAAAGTTAAAGAGTTAATTGAATTAACTCTTACTACATTAGCACTATCTTCAGTCCATCTTCTTGTATTAGAATTATCTTCTAAAGTTATGTTTTCAACTTTTCTTGTTGAGAATATCATAACTAAAAGGCTTATTGCCCAAGTAACAAGCAGTAAAGCTATCGAAGCAAGTAAAATTTTATTTATTTTATTCATGTTTATTAATTTAATTGGAAAGAGAAGATTGCACTCTCCTCTCTCCATAAATCTTATTTATACTATTTTAACTAAATCAAAGGTAATAATATTTTAGCAGTATTTTATTTAAATATTAAAACCAATCCTTTATACTCTCCTGATAATATTTCTTGTCTTAAATGCACTATTCCATCTTGTACATACCAAGTAAACAAGTTATAATCATTTAAAAAGTTAGAAGTGTTTCTTCTATTGTCTAACACAACAGAGTACAATTGTTCCTCTTCTTCTGTGTTTCCTGCATAAACATACTTTATACTACTTTTATGTGTAAAACTAACTGTATAACTATACAACATAGTTTTATACTCTCCTTTCTTTGACTTTCCTTCAATTAAAAAGTAATTAAACGTTTTTTTGATTACTTTTTGGTTAGGCAGCAAAGTTTGCCCTGACATTGTCATACTTAAAAGCATAACAACAATAATACAAATGTACTTCATGTTTTTAGTTTTTAAAAAAGTTAATAATTTTATTCCACAATTTTCCGTCAATACTGTCAATATCAGTTGTATCTTGACAGGAATCTTCAGGAACCACAATTGGAGTGTATAAATCATCAGACTTCTCTGTGAAAAATTCAATATTAAATCCATGTTTTTCACACATGTAAAATAACACTGATGTAGGTATAAAAGTCTTTCCTGATAACATTCTTGTTAATCTTGTTTTACTTATTGACATTTTTAATGGAGTTTTTTCTAACTCTACATTAATACTTTTTAAGAATGAATCATAAGACATTCCTAAATCCTCAAAAGCTACTTTAAATCTGCTGTTAATATCCATATTAGTTTTAAATAAAATACTGCTGAAAAATACATTTTAAAATCAACTCTTCACTCAAAGGTTTCCCTTCAATATCTACAGGTTGATAAAATATCTGCTTCTTTACTTTAATATAACTTAAGAAATCTGTTTTATCATCAGGTAAATCTTCAGAATAAATATTCCCTACTTTTCTTTGCATATCATAATCATAGGGTACAATAGCTTCAGATACTTGATTAGCTCCAAAGTTGTTTAAGTTTAAATTCTCTTCTATCCACAGTTTTTTATTATCCCAAAGAGATTCTAACATTAACTCTAAGTCTTCTTTACTGCAATCTATGAGAACTGTAAAAATACTATGATGTTCTACTGCTTTGAACTCCTTAAATGTCCATGTCCCTACACTATCAGGGACTTCAGACCTAAACTGTAACCTGCTTAAGTCTGTTATTATAAATCCTTTAAATTTCATCTGTTATTTATTATGCACTTTTTTCATAACACCATAAATTTCATAAAATAATAAATCTTTGTGGTCTTTATGATACAAAACGTAATCTCCTTCTAACTGCTTAAGATAGAAATCCTTTTTATCAAGACTTTCAAAGACTGCTTTATTATCAATACTTCCTATGTGTTCAGGTAAATTATCATTTAAATATTTTAACCACAAAAGATTAATACTGTAAAATTTAAGATTGGGTCCCTTTACTTCTGCTAAAAAACTAAAAAGTAATTTACTAGCTGTGGTAGCACTTAAAAAAGTAGGGTAAGGTAGTGGAAATCCTTTCTTAAACGACCCTATACTTAATTGTTGAAAAGGAAAGTAATCTTTTGTTAAAGATAAGTTACTATTGATGTCCTTATATCTTTGACTATGTACATCAGAAAATAACAATGGGTTTTCATAATGTACTCCATTTATCATTTTTAAGTCTAAAGTTCCAACAAGGTATAAGTCATCTTCTTCTGTTTCTACAATCCAATAAATAGTATTAGATTGTATCATTTCTGCTATTAGTTGGTAATTCATTTTATAAATTTAAAGTTCCAGTGAAATTAGAAATATTAACTTGCTCTTTTACAGAACTTTTGATATTACTATTAATCATAGATAAGTACAAATTTTTCATTCTTGTAAATTCTGGTTGTAATGTATCTTGGTAATTATTAGAATCAAACTTTCCATCTTTAAATAGAAAACTATTAATATCTGTTTTATTTTCTATGAGAGAATATTTCTCTGCCATGTAGAAATTAGCTAAATCTATAGCTAACTTTTCTTTATCTAAGTTTACACCTACATTTAAGTTATTTATTGTCATCTTTAATTATTTTATTATAAATATAAATTGTTTTAACTTTATTTATTAATTCTTCAATACTACCAACATTGTATAAATATACAACATTTTCATCAAAAGATTCTCTTAATAGTTCTGTATTTTCTGACTTATGTAAATCATCTTTTACAATAGATAATTCTGAGTAAGGTATTTTATAATAAAACTTGTAACCATCTTCAAGAGGCTCTAAATCGCAGTGTTCCTCGTCAATTTTAATAATATCAAAATAAGCACCTTTGAAATCAACTAAATCACCCACCTTAAACCTTTCCAAATGAATATGCAAATGTTTTTGTTTTTGAACAGCTTTATATTCATTGATAAATCTAAGGTCTGTGATTACCCAATTAGGATAAGATTTCCCAGGTCTTGATTTAGTCCAATCATCCCACCTATGGTCTTCAGCTATATAATTTTTCATTAAACTATTAACCCAAATATTAGGATGTATAATTTCTCTTCCACACTCTGTTCCTATTAGTTGGAGTAGAAGTCTTGGAGTTAGTTTAATAAGTTCATAAGAATGATAAGTGTGAAATACTTTTTTATAAATTTCAAGCCAACTTTTACTGCTATCAAAAAGTAGTAAAGTTGGAATTTTAATTTCAGGACTTGGTATAACACTGTAATACCACCATTCTTCTCCTAATTCCTTATTCTTGAACTCTTCATTCTCTAAGTCTTCTCTTGAACAATCTAAGAGAATACAAACTATGTCTTTCAGTTTATCGGCAAACTTCTTAATTTTCCAATCTCCTACATTATAATCGTCTTTGATATTAAATTCCCAACCTTCTTCTTGGTCAGCAGGAGAATTTATCCATTGAATAATTCTCCCTACTAAATCTTTTCCTGAGTTTTTTAAACCACTTATTGAAATTATCATAGTTTATAATTTTACTTCTTTCCATAATCCAGTTTCATCAGAAACTGTTATTTCTTCTCCGAATACTAAATCTGATATTTTTTCTTCGTTTTCTAATTCAATTAATTTCTTTTCTATATCAAACAAATTTTTTGGTTCTAAACTTAATTGTTGCTTAGGGTCATTATTAATGATACAATATATCCCTACAGAATATAACTCAGTTTGAAAAGTATTTTTAATACCTTCTGAATCTGTAAAAGTGTGTGATTTATGGTAAGTTACCTTTTTCATCCTTCTATGTTTAAAATTAAGCAATCATCTGAGAAATTTTTCTCAAATATTTCTCTAGCTAAGCCTTTTGATAAAGCTTTAATAAAAGTAAAGTTATTAGCTTCACTCTTTCCTTCTTTATAGATTATTTTAAATTTTTTCATCATTAGATTTTTCTAAATTTTCTAATCTTTGAATGTAAACTTTAATTGACGAATAAGCGTCAATTATTTTCTCTTCTAACTTATCACGTTTTTCGTGCAAAGCTTTGATTTCTCTATCATTACGCTCAATTTTCTCTTGTAATTCCTTTTGATTTGTCATAATTATTGATTTCTATTTAAAAATTTATTTTCCCAAAAATCTTTTACTATCACAGTAATACCCAACTCTTGTGCATTGAGTTTATTTTCAGAATCAACTAAATCTGCATAAGCTTTAAAAAGTTCTTCAGCATTGTCTATGTCTTTATCTTCAATGCTCTTAAGAGCATCTTTGTAAGCTGTTCTAATTGCAAAGTCTAATCCGTTTGCCATTTTATACTAATTTTAATTATTGTTATTAAGCCAATTATAAGCAGCTCATTACTACTTAATTTAAAAAGTAAAGTAATTGCCTATTACTTTGTTCCTCTAAGAGTCAAGTTTGTCAATTACAATGTCTAGTATAAAAACCCAAAAAGTTCATCTTGAATTCTTTCATTGTCTCTAACAAGTTTTTGATAATCTTTTGAATTTTCTTCTTCCTCAAATCTTTTTGAGCGGCTTGCTGTTTCTTCATTTCTACAGTCTCTGCAATAGCAATCATCACAGTGATATTTAGTTTTTTTACTCATAATTTTATAATTTTAAATGTTATTTTAGCCTGTGATTGTGTACCATTAAGGTAGTAAACATCAAACCCCTTTTGTAAATCAACACGTTCTGTTACAATATCATTTTTAAAACAGAACTTCTGCAAATCACTCAATAAATCATAATTACCGCCAAGTTTTTTGGCGGCTTTTTTAACGAAGCAAGTTTTTATCTTCAATACTCCTTTGTTGTTTTCGTAGATATTTTCATAGATTTCTTTTATAAAAAAATTATGCAGGGATTCTGAACTCATTGTCTTTATTTTACAATTTTAAATGTTAAATTAAATCTAATGCAATCATATCTTCTTGACTTAAACCTACTTGATTAGCAATCTTACGATTATACTTTTTTATTGCACTATTAAGAGTGAATAATCTTATAATAGTCCAGACTCCGAAACCTCCTAATGTTATGTAAAAAAGAAATTGTAAACCCATTTTACCAAGAGAGCCATGAGACCACCCTAGGAATAAAAATAATACCCAGATATTTGAAGAAGCTTTTCTACTTTCATACATTAAAATGCTATTAGTATTCATAATTTTATAATTTTAAATGTTAAATATTGTTTTCTTGAATTTGTCTTAATTGAATGAATCCTTTAAAGTTTCTACACCAACCTTCTTCAGTATCATCATTCTCTTTTTTTAAATACCTTGATTTATATTCAAAGTTCGTCATAGCTCTTGCACAATGTTCAGCAGGACTTGCATGAACAGGGTCATCTTTTGTAAACTCAATACCTTTCTTATTAGTATAAGGTCTTACCACCAAAGAGTTATACAAATCTAAGTCTGCTTCGTAATCATCCTTACCCTCGAAGTTGTTGTAAGATATTCTAGCACACCTAGCTGTGGCAATCTTTACTCGTGCAGGTAATATACCATCTATTGTAAAATTACATAAATTTCTAGCACCTTCTATTGCAGGACTAATAAACAGTTTCAATAAGTTTATATTATCTCCAAAAGGAACATGCCAATCACCTGATTTTAATTGCTTAGGTTTAGACTCATTCATTGAATCCCACATCATTTCAGCAATTTGCTGAATGTGGACATCTGCCTGAGATTTGTTTCCTAGTAACCTTTGTTCTATACTACAATTAACCATTTGAGGTTGGTCTTTACATAAGTCCTTCCAACTTTTATAATAAGTTTTAGATAGATTTGGTTGTACCTCTTCCATTACATACTGAGGACATCTCAAATTAAAGAAATTCATCAAACCTTCTTCACTACTTGTAACAATTACCTTATGCCACATAAAAGGTTCTAATAGCCTATTACATAGTTGTTTTGTTACTCCACCACTTACATTTAACTCTTTGGCATAATAAATCACTTCATTTCTAGCTTTTAGCCAACTATCTATTTGTCCATTTATATCATGTATGTCAGTTAAATATTCATTTCCTTGCATACCTTTATGGTCTTTTTGCCAAGCAATGGGGATAAAAGGATTATCCATCACCATCTTAACCATTTTATTAAATGGAATAGCTCTACTACTTGCGGAGTTTCTGCTAAACATTCGGTGTGTATTTAGCTCGGCAAGTACAATTCTAGGTAGTTGTATTATAAAC